GCTGGCCTCGAACCCACCTTCTCGTCCGTGTTCGAGGCCAGCGTGACTCAACTTCCAGAGGGCGACTCGGTCATCATCTCCAAGGTGGCCTCCAAGAGGCAGCAGGTGAAGTTCTACTTCGGCAACTCGGGGGCGGAGACCGCCCTCGGCTTTAACAAGATGGCCCCCGTGGCGGAGCTTCCGGAGTACTTCGAAAGGCACACGATCGCCAACGTGCGCGAGTTCGACGACTCCGTCGGGATGCTCATAAGGCTCGACGAGGCCGACACGACAGACCAGGCGGTCATAGAGAGGGCTGGGTTAGACCCGAGCGCCATGAAGGCCGACTGGGAACTCCTCAGGGGCCGCGCGTCAGGCCTGTTCACGTTCCAGAAGCTGACCGTCGACGAAAGCGACAGGATAACCCAGATTATCGAGTATCCGGCTGGCGCCGTGGCCGGCGACTTCGCGAGGAAGATCAACTACGTCTACTCGGGGTCGAACACGAACCCGAGCGCGGTGACGGAGATACCCCATGTCCTCCAGGACGTCGACCTCGTCGAGCCGTAAACGCCGCGGAAAAAACCGGCCCTGCAGCTAGCTTATGGTATGCAGTACTTCGTCAGCTCAGAGAACACGAGTTATTTCTACTGGCAGCTGGAGCTCCTTATCGAGAGTTTCAAGATTCTCGGTATGGAGGACAAGCTCGTCATCGCCATGGCGGAGAACGACTGCCAGAAGATAGGCGGGTTCTCGGCCAACCTCGTGAGGCACGGCAACAAGTTCGTGCACCCGAACGAGGGACGCGAACGCGGCTACCTTCCGCTCAACCGCATAAGCTCGCTGCGGTATGCGCTGGCCTACGGGTTCCTCAAGTTCCCCTTCGCCCTGATACACGCGGACATGGTGATGCGGAGGCCTCTGGAGGAGCCCCGGGGCGAGTTCCCGATCGTGACGCTCAACAACCTTGAGGACTACCCGGCCGCGGAGGAGGAGGCGATCAAGGGGGAGATCAGGGCAAATCTGAACACCCTCGCCGAGGCCAACGAGATACCCGTGGACAGCCTGCCCACCGTCCCTTTCTTTTCCGCGCCCGTCGTGTTCAACGAGCCCTTCAAGCATATATCGGAGGTGTTCTTCTCCCGCGTCCAGACGAACATGGTGGACATGGTGGGTCGACGCGGAGCGGACTTCCCCTGCGAGAAGGCGGCGTGGGAACTGACCCTCGCCGAGTCCTTCCAGTACTGCTCCGTGTCGGGGAAGTTCATGTCGGCGTCCATCCTCTTCGACTCAGAGGACGTCAATTTCCTGCACTACAAGACGGGAATACCGCCCGTATTCCACAAGAAGTTCTACCGGTACGAGGACGGCAATTCGTTCTCGGGGCAGGGCCCGTACGAGACGCTGATGGAGAACAACCCCACCGTGTCGACGGACTATGTGCAGAGGGTGATTAAGTCCTACGTAAACAGCAGGGTCAGAGGCGTCAGGCCGAGCCGTGAGCGTCAAACATCCCCCGCAGGCGCTCCCGATTGATGTCGCGGAGTATGGCCGACCTCATGCTCGGGTCGACGCCGGCGAGGTTCCTTTTTGAAATCTCCGGGTGAACCTCTGCGGTGCTCTTGCCTTCGTTGTCCCTCGCGAACCAGTTCACCATCTGCCTGCGGTCCGGCTCGAAGTCTGCGAACTTTCTGAGGTTACTCGCCCACATCGGCTTGGGGGTTATCACCTTGTCGCCGTCGACCACGTCGAACAGCTCGACCCACCTGTGTATCTGGTCCTTGGTCACCCCGAGGTTTCTGCGGGACGAAAGCAGGCGCTGCAGGTCGTCCGCGTCGAACTCCTTGAGGCTTATGAGGAAGCAGACCATCTCGGCCTCGTGGTTCGACCACTTCATGCCCGAAAGAGTCCTTCTGACCTCGTCGGTCGGGTTGTCTTGGAGTATCCACGCGAGGGCAAGGAACCTGTCCTTCTTGTTTCGCATGCCCGGGGGCACGTCCGTCCTCAATGAAAGCCCCGGCAGGACGGTCTTCAGGAGGCCGAACTTGGCGTATGTCTTGATGTACTTGGTCGGGTCTATGTTCTTGTCCTCGATTCCCTTGACGAACTCCTCGCGGATCCTTTCCTGTGCAACTCCCTCCAGAGTGGCGAACTTGGGTATGGCCCTAGCCAGCTCTGCGTCGATCGACTTGTCGCTTCCGTACTTCGAGTGGAACCTGACGGCCCTGAGTACGCGCAGGCGGTCCTCGTCGAATCTCTTCTCCGCGTTGCCCACGGCACGTATCCTGCCCTCGTGGGCGTCGGCGTAGCCCTTCTTGGTGGGATCGTACAGCCTCTTGTTCTCGCCGTCGGCCTTGGACAGCTCTATGTACATGGCGTTGATCGTGAAGTCCCTGCGCTCGGCGTCCTCGAGCGGGTTGTCGACGAAGTCAACCTCGGACTGCCCGTTGACCGTCTTGGCGTCCTTCCTGAAAGTGGCTATCTCGAACTCCTCGCCGTTCACGACGGCTCCGATCACGAAGGGCTTGTTGTCTCGGCTGGCGTCCCTCCCCTTGAGGTACCAAAGCCTAGCGTCGCCCTCGTCCGCCACCTGCGGCTTGAACGAGAGTCGCATCTCCTTGGCCATCTCTCCGTCCCTCGCGGTGTGCTTGCCACTCCTGTCGTAGTCGGGGACCATCTTGCCGTCTGGCCCCGGGGCGCCGGGGACTTTGAAGCCCGCGTTGTGGAGGATGTGGGCGATCTGCTCCGGCGTGGCGTTGGTGGCCATGTCGAAGTCCTTCGGCCTCTCGCCGCGGACGATGTCGCGCACGGCCCCGCCCACGAGGTACAGGCTCTTCTTCGGCATGGTGACTTTCTTCGACAGGTCGTTGGTGAGCTCGATGCTCCCGCTGTCCAGGAACGCCTGGATCACCGGTCGCATGTTGGAATGGGGCTTGAACCCCGGCTCGAGGTTGACGAACTCCTGCTTCCAGTTGGTCTCCCTCTCCTTCTGCTGGGCCTCCTCGTGAATCTTCCTGCTCTCTATGAACTGCTTGAATGACTTCATGGTTTTCTTATTTATGTGGTCACAGGACCAGTTTGGGAAGTAGGTATTCCGGCGCCTACATTTTGCGAATAAGTTCCGGGAGCATTCTGTAGCGGGGGTTGCGTGGCATTCTTGTTCTTGTTCGTCCCGCCGCTCAATTGATCTGCTATGTCGCCCCAGTCCTGACCGCCTATTTCGGCGTCTTTGTTCTTGGGGCTGACGGTGAACGAGCACATCATTATTATGTTCGACTGCTGGCCTTGGCGGGATGTCGGGAACTCCTGCCTGTCTTTCAGAACTGGGTTTTCGACGTTCAGGAGATGGGAGTACTGGAGTGTCCTCGACATGAGCCCCACCTTCATGAGGGACTCCGTGAAGTTCACGGCCGACTGGTAAGCCGCCGCGTTGTGCTGGGGGCCGGTACTGGTGTCGTATGCGAAGAGCTTCGTCTTCATGTTGCTGCCGCCGGCCGCTATCGATGTGTTGTTGTTGTTGTCGACCCTCCATATGCCCGGGTCGTCCAGGGGCTTCTGGGATATACCCCGAGCCATGTTCATGGTGCTCCTGCCGGAGTACAAGACCTGCCCGGAGTTCTCGTCGTAGTTGGTCGGAAGCTGGAGGGGCATGTATATCGCCTTGAGCATCGACCGCCTGATGTCTTCGATGTTGTTGAACTGCGGGACTTGCCCCGGCTCCGCACCCTTCCTTGCCCTGATGCTGGCGTTTGCCGCGCCGATGCCTCCTATGAGGCTGGCCGTGGCCCTGTTGTTGAACGTGGCGTCCAACGGGAGCATGGCGCGGGGTCCGTACGTGGCGTCTGGGCCTCGCATAAGCCCCTGTGAAGGGGCGGCGGCCTGGGCGGCCTCCTCCACAGAAATCAGCCATTCAGAGAAGTTCATAGGGCCCCCGAACTGAAGCCGAGCTTGGCGAGGACGAACGAAGCGGTGACGACCCACATCAGCTGCACTATGAAATTCAGGGCCATGTTCCACTTCTCCTTGTTTTCGTCGTGCTCCGACTCGAACGATTCCGCCTTGCCCTCCAGCCTCCAAATCTGCTGGCGAATGGGTTCGATGCCTTTGAACTCCAGGTCGTGAACCCTTGACTCCATGAACTTCATGGAATCCCTCATGTCTCGCACCGCCGACTCGACGGACCGGAGTCTCTCCTGCAAAACCTCTATGGATTCAGCCACGCGGCGGACCTCGACAATTGGGAACTCACACTCTATATAGCGCTATGAGCGAAGAACTGACCCCCCAGGAAGCAGAGTTGGCAGTCCCTGCCGCAGGAGGGGTCAAGGACATGTCCATCGTCAGCGACGAGGCCCTTCTGGGGGTGTACGGCGAGATCATGGACAACCTTCGGAGCGACCGCGAGCAGGTTTCGGGCCTGCTCGACACCTTTTCCAACATGGTGCTCAACGACGGCGACTCCAGCACCGCCAGCAAGGAGGCCCTGGTGAACCTGCTCAAGACGAAGATCGAGGCGAGCGACAAGATGACCAGGATCGCCGACCTCATGACTCGCATAAAGCTCAAGCAGCCCGACACCTACCAGCCGTGGATGGGCAAGGGCAAGGAGAAGGGCGGAAACACGATAAACATATACGACTCTAGCGGGATAAACAGGAAGTCCCTCATAGAGCGGATACAGAAGGAGAAGGAAGAGAAATGAGGCACAACCTTGAATTCTGGCTGGAGGAAGACCAGCAGATGCCGCAGATGCCACAGGACCCGCAGGTGACCAACCAGGCGGACGTGCAGGCCCAGGCTTCGGACGAAATGGGCCAGCCACCCGCCCCCGAAGAGGGCCAGGCTCCCCCGGCGGACGACGTGTCGGAGGACCCCGAGACGCCCGACATGCCAGAGGAAGGGGACGGGGACCAGGACTTCGAGGTCTGGAAGAGCAACTACTTCAAGGAGAGCATCAAGGGCGACGCCGCAGCGCTCCTCGAGATGCTCTCGCCCATGAGGGAGAAGGAGGGCCTGGAGCCCTACCAGAGAAAGTTCGTCGACGACAACTGGAACGTTCAGCTTGTACGGCAAAACGCCAACGTGGCGGAGGCTTCGAAGCAGATAAGGAAGGCCATACGCGACCAGCTCGACAAGAACAACCCGGCGACGAGCGTGGTCAACCACATGTTCAACACGCTCCAGGGCATCCCTACGCTGAACGAGACGTTCATCCGCATGATGGGATACACGGGGAACAAGGGCGAGCTCCACAGGAAGTTCGTCGCGGCGATCACGAGCTCCGTGCAGGTGAGCAGCAGCCCCGACAAGGAGAGCGTCATATTCAACGAGAAGGAGTATTCCATCAAGATCGCCACGAGGCTCAACAGCGACTGGGGCGAGGTTGCCCTCGGGAGCTGGTCGCTTCGGGAGGACGACCCCGAGCGCTACCTGTCCGAGCCCGAGATGAAGAGGCTGTCCGAGGGAAGCCCGCAGGAGCGGGACGTCTTGAGGAGGAGGGTCGTGGTGGAGTCGATATCCAAGCACTTCGACGAGCAGGCGTTCCTCATCACGGTCGTCTCGGACGACGGCACCATCTACCACCTCGGCTGGGACATGTCCAACGCGCTCAGGGGTGCGTACGCGGAGGGAAAGGTGGTTGTGAAGACCGTGAAGTCGGAGAACTCGGAGGCCATGATCAGCGACTCCGGAGAGATACTGCCGATGGTCGACATGAAGATCTACTTCGTGAAGGACACCGACGAGCAGGACGAGAACGGCAACCCCAAGCCGGAGGAGATCGAGTTCATGGAGCGGAGGAACGGCATGCTGTTCCTCACGGCGAGCCTGCTCACCGTCAGGGAGGCCTCGTCGGCCATGCAGGGAACCGACTTCAAGGAGGTGCCGTACCAGGGCAACCCCAGCGACCTTAAGGCTCTAAAACGTTGCGTGTACAGCGCGCACGACATGCTAATGAGGCAGTGCTAAAATGAAATTCTCCTCTTTCGTCGACAAGAAAACCAACAAGGCCCGCAAGGAACTCGCTCTGGTGCGGGGCGTACTCGAGGAGGGCGGCCTCAAGGTGGAGGACTTCACGAAGGAGAGGGATCCGTACCTGTACGTTCCGTCCACCAAGAAGGGCTTGGATTTCGGAGGAATTAGAATCTACAAGGTCGGATCATCGATAGCGTACAGGATACAGAACGAGGGCGACACGGAGCCCTACGGGGCCTCGTACCCGCTGGACATCGAGGGCATGTTCGACGAGCTGATCAGCGAGATGGACGAGGACAAGGCGGCGGAGGAGATCAAGAAGGCCGTGTTGGAGGAGATAAACGGCTTCTTCGAGCGGAGCATGGAGGCCCAGGACGAGATCGGCGACAACATGTTCGACCCCCAGAGCAAGATAGTCGTCCCCGGCAGGGCGGGCGACCTCTCCAACATGATGTAAACAGTCGAATTTTCTGCCAAAAACGGGCTATATACCCTGTTCCCGCCTTTCCCGAGAGCAGAATCCCATGGCCCCTTTGCCACCAAGATCCACCGTTTTGCAGCAGTTCTTCAGGCCCGTGGGCCAGGACGTGGTCGCTAACCCTTCTCGCCGCATGGGCAAGAACCTGGTGGCCAAGACGGGGAGCCTGGTCACCTTCAACTACGCGTTTTGGAAAAACGACCCGTACCCGCTGATCATCGTCATAGAGAACAACCTGGGCAAGGACAAACTCTCGGGCATCAACCTTCACTACCTGACCTTCAGAGACATCAAGAGTCTGATTTCGAAGGCCGGGAGCATGGGATTCTCCTACAAGTCGGTCTCCGACAGCCGTCCCTTCAGGGACTCCTACAGGTCGTACAAGCGTTCCGGCGTGCGCCAGCTCAAGGTGCTCGACCCCTCGTACCTGCTGGGCGTCATGGGCATGGTTCGCAGCTACGACCCCGCTGAGGTGCAGATCATAAGGAGGCAGGTGCAGGAGCAGCTGCGTACCCAGATCAACCCGAAAGCCTCGGAGGCGACTAATCTAGATCAGGCCGGCGCAGAACCGCCGGAAACCGGAGGCTGATGGCAGAGGTACCTGACTATTTCGGACGGGTGGGGAACTTCAAGAACGCGGACTTCGACTCGCTCGCGGAGTCGCTGAAGTCGGCGGTAGGTAAGGCCGTGGAGTACGCGGCCGGTAAGGCGAAGTCCTCCGGCGACGAACTGAAGAAGGAGACCGACCGACTCGTCGACGCCATGGAGCAGCTCGGCGAGAAGATCAAGGAGAACCTGGAGGAGGTCAAGGACTTCGTGGACCAGGTCAAGAAGTCCTCGGAGGGCATCGAGAAGAAGAGGTCTTCCAAGGCCGCGGGCGGTGACGACCTGGCGGCCATGGCCCGGGAACAGACCCGAATCCTGCAGCAGATACTCAGGAGCCAGCAGAAGGCGGCGTCGGAGAAGGCTGCCAAGTTCACGAGCGGAGCCACCGCTCTTGCGGCCCCACGCGGCCGACGTGCGGGGCTCAAGGAAATGGGCTTCCGGCCGAAGGGGGCCGACAAGATACCCGCCATGCTAAGCCCCGGCGAGTTTGTGGTCAACAGGAAGGGAACGAGGGGCAACGAGTCGTTGCTAGACAGCATAAACCGTGGCTATTTCAGGGGAGGCAAGGTCAAGCCGGCCTACCTTGCCGATGGAAACTTCTTGGATCGCATGTTCGGCGGCCGTGGAGCGAGGGCCCAAGCCTCCAAGATAAAACTGATCCTCGACGGCCCGTTCAACCAGAAGACGCACGACGAGGCGGTGGCGTGGTTCAATGGCCTGGGCCACGACGTCGAGGTCGAATTCTCCGACGAGTTCAACAAGAACCTAAAGAGTTCCGCCGCGAGGTGGATCACCAGCATAACCTCTGCCTTCGTGGGACACGATCCGTTCGCCGTGATGTTCGAGGGCGGAGTGAAGGACATCACGGAGTTCCGCAGGGAGATGAGGAACCTCGCGTTCCAGGCGGAGGGCATAACGGGCGAGTTCCGCAAGTCGCAGGCGGAGTTCGCGAGGATAGGGACGGACATTGCGGGCAGGACGGGCGTTAGTGTGACGGCGTTCCAGAAGGCCTACCTCGCGAACGCACGAAAGGGCTTCAAGGACCAGAAGGCTTCGATGAAGGTTCTTGAGTCGGGGCTCAAGCTCTCCACGCTCATCGGTTCGGAGGCGCAGGCGACATCGACCTTGTTCGCGGACTGGCACAGGGACCTGGGTCTGGGTGCTGGCCAGATGGAACGCATGGCCAACAACATGCAGACGGTGGCGCGCAGGACGGGAATGACCGGCGACGAGCTCGTGGGCGTAATGAAGTCTTCGGAACAGATACTGAAGAACCTGCGTAGGCAGGGGACTCTCACGAACGAGGCCTCCAAAAACATCATCCAGAGCCTAGCGGAGTTCAAGAAGGAAGGCTTCGAAGACGTCGGCCAAAAGATGCTGGGGGCTATGTCTGGATACTCCGCATTCCAAGGCGCTGACGAAAAGACGAAGACTTTGCTAGGGGTTGCGGCCTCGCAAGGAGGCGTAGATTATCGAGACTTGATGTTCGGGCGAGTTCCCCAAAATGCAGAAAGCATGGGCAAGATGGCCGAGGGACTCAAGAAACAAATGGCCGACATGATCGGCGTGAGGGCGGAGGACTTTGATTTCGAAAAACTAACGGAAGCCCAAAGAGAGAAGCTCGCAATAGGATCCGAAGGAACCTTCGGAGTTCAGATATCGGAGGTGGAAGCGGCATACAAGTCCTTCTCCAAGACGGCCGCCGGCCTTGGCGGGTCTCTTGCCGAATTAGAGAAGGGACGATCCAACCAGTTCGCCACGCCCAAAGAGAGGCAGGAGAACGAAAAGAAGATCAACGATACGCTTCTGTCCGCGTCTATGGACTTGTTGGGTAGCGTCACCGCAAACACCAAGGATCAGAGCCTTGCTGACGCCGCCAAAGCCATAGCGGAAGGAAAGACGAAGGATGCGATCGACTTCAAGTCGGGCACAAAAGACCTGTCAGCCATGGCTTCCTACATGTCTTCGGCGACAAAAGACCAATTCGGACTGTCTGGCACTCAAGAGGACATGGAAAAACAGATTCGGATGATGAGTGCCGAAAAGCAGATTCAGCTCAGGAGCATGACGGCAGCGGAGCAGCTGGACAAGACGATGCAGGCCCAGGGCAAGGGGTCGAAGAACTTCGCGGGTCAGATGAAGGCGGCTCTCGCCAAGGGCGACACAACGAAGTTCAAGGCTCTCGCGGACGAGATGGGAGCGGCGTTCTCCGAGTCACAGGTCAAGGACGCAACTAGCGTCGACCCGATGGAAAGACTCAACCAGACTATTACGGAACTCAACGAAACATTCAGGGGCTTCATGTCCCCGCTTGTCGGCGGGTTCATAGACCTGATTGGTTCGATGGGACTCATGGCCGGCGTCGTGGGCTCGATGGGGGGAACCCTCTACAACATGATGCCGTGGGATGTCATCGGAAACATAGCGGACCCCGAAAACGGAATAGGCAAGATACTGAAAGAGGGGATGGGGTCTGCCTTTTCTAGATTTGGCAAGTCTTTCAAAGCCGCAAAGTCGATGGGCTTCGGCACTGTGGACGCCACTGGACTCGGCATAGCCAAGCAAATTCAAACCTCTCTCACGGCCATTTTTGGTGGCGGCCCATTCGCAAGCACCATGGCAACAGTGATGCGGGGAGCCATCGGCCCCGCTGTGCTATTGCTGGGCGCCATCAAGGGCGTGATGGAGTCATCGGAGGCAGGCCGCACCAAAACCGAGGGAGCAATTCTGGGGGCTTTCACTGGCGGAGCCAAGACAGGCAGTTTCCTCACTGGTCGGTATGGAAACGAGGCAACTGCCGGCGACAAGGCCTTGGGTGTTGCCGGAGCGGCCGCTTGGGGGGCAACTGCCGGGGCCGCGATAAGCGTGTCGCTTGGCGGAGCAGATTTAGGTCTTGCCATGGTTCTAGGGGCTTTATTTGCTGGATTCTGGGAGATAGTGAAGATCGTCACAGAAGGCACCGACATCCTCCAGGACATATTCAAGCCCGTGCAGGTCGTGGTCGACTATGTCTACGAGGTCTGCAAGGGAATTTACGACATATTCGCCGGCCTCTTCACCTTGGATATCGGCAGGGTTTTTACGGGAATATTCAACATCATAGGCAGCACGATAATGGTGCTTCCGAGACTCATCCTCGGAGTGTTCCAATCGATCGTGATCGGGATTCCGAAGCTCATCCTGAGGGCCATCGGCATGATCTGGATGATACCGAAGGCGATAGGGGACTCGATCAAGTCCGCTCTCGCGGGCCTCGTCGACAACGCGTGGGTCGGCCCTATATTCAAGGTCTTGTCGGACGCGTTCAACGCGATATACGACGGGTTCATGGCGATATGGACGCCCATATCGGAGATATTCTCCGGCATCTACACGGTTTTCAACGACCTTGGCAAGGCCCTATTCGGGGCGGGCCAGGGAGGCGGAATACTGTCCGGAGTGATGTGGCTGCTGCAGAAGGCTGTCTACTCGCTCGCGTATGTGATCAGCTGGCTTCTCATGCCGATTAAGTTGTTGGCTTATGCCCTCGGCTTCGTGCTGAAGATCGTCGGCGCGCTGATCAAGGGCCTCATATATCCGTTCCAATATTTGTACGATGTGCTGGTGGGGCATTCCATCGTCCCCGACCTCGTCTTCGGCATCATCAAGTTCTTTGCCATGCTTCCGTTCAGGATATTCAAGGCGCTTTTGGCTCTTCCTCTGATCATAGGAAACATGTTCCTCAACGCGCTGCCGTCGGTCGGCAAACTCGTCTTCGGCATCATCAAGTTCTTTTCCATGCTTCCGTTCAGGATATTCAAGGCGCTTTTGACTCTTCCTTTGGTCATAGGAAACATGTTCCTCAACGCGCTGCCGTCGGTCGGCAAACTCGTCTTCGGCATCATCAAGTTCTTTGCCATGCTTCCGTTCAGGATATTCAAGGCGCTTTTGACTCTTCCTTTGGTCATAGGAAACATGTTCCTCAACGCGCTATCGTCGGTCGGCAAACTCGTCTACAGCGGCCTGAAGAGCATGTTCGACGTCAAGGCGTGGGGCAAGTGGCTCGGAGGCATCGGCACCTACGTTTACGACGGGTTCAAGTCGGCCCTGCAGGGGGTTTGGGACTGGATCCAGAGCTGGATACCGGGCCTGGGGGGGGCCAGCAAGGGATTCGGCGAGAGCTCAAAACAGCAAGAAGAAACGAGGCTCGCCGAGGGCGACAAGTTTTCTCACGCGATCGGCGGCCTAGCGGGAGCGGTCGGGAGCCTAGCGAAGGGCAACTTCGCCGAGGCTGGAGGAAAAGCTTGGTCTTCCACAAAGGAGGCCGCGGGTGCGACTTGGGAGGGCGTGAAGGCCGTCGGCTCCTACTTCAATCCCTTCAGTTACTTCAAGGAGGGCACCAAGAAGATAGAGAAGCCGGGGCTGGGAATGCTGCACGCGGGCGAGATGGTCGTGCCCGCGAACATGGTGGACAAGATAGCGGCCATGGGCAAGGGAGCGTTCGGATCGATCAAGTCGTTTGTGGGCGGCCGAGCCGAAGGCGACAAGGGGAGCCTGATTTCGGGTTTGAAGGACAAGATCATGGGGCTGGGCGATGTATTTAAAGGCTGCTGCCCCGGCGAGGCGGTAGAGAATGCGAACGCGGCCGTCGAGGGCGTCCCAGAAGCGCTCGCGGAGGCCCTGAGCAAGGCGGACGACGGATCCTTCCTCGGCGGCATCAAGAAAAGGCTCTCCCAGGCGACGGGCTACACGAACAAGTTCTTCAAACCTCTGACCACGGGCTTCATTCGAGCGAGAAAGGGAGGGGAGGGATTCTTCGGCTCGATAAAGAGGGGCCTCAGCGCCCAATACATGAGCATGACCAAGGGTGGCGAAGAGGGTCCGCTCGCGGCCGGCGTCAACTGGCTGAGCGACAGCATATTCGGAAAGAAGGAGGGCGAGCAAACCAAGAAGGGGATACTGCAGAGGATTTCAGAGGGCTTGTTCGGGAGCAAGGGCGCGGAAGAAACAAAGAAAGGCATTTTCGGACTGATAAAAGAAGGTCTCTTCGGATCTGGGGACGACGTCAAGAAGGGTCTGTTCGGGACGGTGAAAAGCGGCTTCAGCTGGATGAAGGAGAAGGTGTTTGGCCAGAAGATGGCCGAGGGCGAGATGGGCCCGCCTAGGCCCGGGGCGCTCGACAAAGTCAAGAACATGGGAAATTCGCTAGCTGAAAAGGCGATGGAAAAGCTGGGGATTGAGGCGGAGGATGGAATAGTGGGCGGGGCAAAGAAGGCAGCCAAGGGTCTCTACAGCAAGGGCAAGGAAAAGCTCTTCGGTCAGAAGGTGGCGGAGGGAGAGATGGGTCCACCCAAGCCGGGTCTTCTCGACAAGGCAAAAGGCAAGGCTATGGACATCTACGGAAAGGGCAAGGAAAAGCTCTTCGGTCAGAAGGTGGCGGAGGGAGAGATGGGCCCGCCCAAGCCGGGTCTTCTCGACAAGGCAAAAGGCAAGGCTATGGACATCTACGGAAAGGGCAAGGAAAAGCTCTTCGGTCAGAAGGTGGAGGAGGGAGAGATGGGCCCGCCCAAGCCGGGTCTTCTCGACAAGGCAAAAGGCAAGGCTATGGACATCTACGGAAAGGGCAAGGAAAAGCTCTTCGGCAAGGGCCCCACCGAAGCGGTGGAGTCCGCGGCCAAGGCGGACAGCAAGGCCTCTGGAAACATGGAGAGTTTCAAGGAAAAAATGAAAAACATAGCAGAGGGGGTGAAGCAGTTCTCTGGAGTACAAGTGTTGACCGGGGCTCTGAATCTAATACCCGCCTCCATCGGCTTGGCCGCCATGATTCCTGGCTCCTACGGTGCGAAGATGCTTGAGAAGTTGGACGGCGAGCGCCTCAAGACTTCGTTGGCGGGTCTCGCGGACGGCGTATCCTCGTTGGGCAAGGCCAAGGTACTTCTCGGCGCGGCCGCGATGCTTGTCGTGGGAGTGGCCTCGCTGGGGCTCATACCGGCCATACCCATGCTCGCGCTGCTTGGTACGGTCGGACCACTTGTCCAGGGCGGCCTGAAGGCCCTCGGAAAGGGGCTCTCTATGTTTGGCAAGGCGGCGGCGAACCCGTACACATGGCTGGGGCTTGCATTGCTGGGGGCTCTCAATGTGGTGATGATTCCCTTGGCCTACGCGATACGCCTGCTCGCCCCGTCCATCGAGGCCTTTGGCAAGGCTATCAAGGGAGCCTTTGAGGGAGCGGGGTCTATGCTCAAGGCGGTCGGCGAGAGCATAGGGATGATACTGAAAGAGATAACCATTTCCAAGGCTCTTGCCCTTGGCGTTGCTGCATTGGGCATAACCGCGCTGGGTGTGGCCATGGCAGCGTTCGCCGCCGGCGGCTTCGTAGCGAGCTGGATCGACTATTTCAGCGGCGACGGGGTTTTCAACAAGATAATGGATTTGGCGGCCATGGGCCCGAACCTGATGATGGCGGCCGACGCAATCAGCAAACTCGGTGCCGCATTCCAGAGCTTCGCCGCGAACAAGGGTGGTGGGTGGTCGGAGTGGTTCGCAGGCAGCGACGGGGTCATAGAGGGATTCAAGAAGCTTTCTGAAATAGGCACCCCAGAGTTCATGATGACCGCTGACGCCGTCCACAGGTTCGCCGAGGGCATGGAGAAGATGCAACAGACCCCCGGCGGCACGGGGTCTGAGGCCACCCAGGCGTCAGTTCGTCTAGATTCGCCGCCGGCGGCGGGTGTCGAGCCGGTTCATCTCCGCGACATAACCGGGTCGATACTCCGCGATCGAGCCGGATCGAGCGGTTCGAAGCTCCAGAGCGACGAGCTGACGAGGATGGAGGAGACCGCCTACAAGCAGGTGGAGGAACTCGAGCAGATAAGACAGGGAATAAACGAGCTCGTTTCATTGATGAGGCCGAAGGGTTCCCCGGTGGGCTCTGCCGGCGAGGCGCAGCCAGGCAACACCAAGGATCCGAGGAGACCATTGCACGCCGTGAGGTTCGGGAAGATGAAGTACGGCACCGTAGGCGGCCTCGCCAACAGGAGCTTCGTGAACAACGGAGAGGTATAACATGCCAGCTGCTACAATAATAGGCGGTTCTTTAGTCCCGATAAGGGACTGCTATGTCACGATACCGAACGGCGGCGACGAGTTCAAGCTCGTGTTCAAGGTGCTACCCGACATCAGCGACTCCAAGACCGCCAGTTACAACGACGAGACGGTAATAGGCAGGGCGTCGCCCCTCAAGACCTACTCCCAGTCCGACAACCGTACGATATCCATGACCATACACATGGTCGTATCCAGCGCCGAGGACGTGGACTACAACCTGAGGGCCATGCGCGCCATACAGAGTGCCGTTTATCCAAGGAAGGGACAAAACGGGGCTCCGTTCGTCCCCCCTCCCGTGTGCAGGATGAAGTGCGGAAGGCTGCTCGCGGAGGGCGAGGAGCTCTGCGTGATCCTCAAGAGTTACTCCGTTAAGTTTCCGACGGAGATAGCCTGGGACGAGTCGTCCTACACGCCGTACAAGTTCGACATAGACACACAGTGGGATGTGGTCTACACAAGTGCGGATCTGCCCGGGCAAGAGAGAATTTTCACATCGGGAAGGTGATTGTGGCAAACAAGATCGAATATGCAGACATAAGACCGGCAGAGTTCGTCACCAGACTGAGCAGATACTCGGAAAGCAAGGTGGTTTACTACTCCGAAACAAAAATAATAACATTTGAGACATACAAAAGGAAGGCGTATGTCCCTTCGCCGAGAGATCAGGTCACCGTCATAACGCCAGGAATGGAGTACAGGCCGGATTTGATGTCTTTCGACAAGTACGGGGCTCCTGATTTCTGGTGGAAGATCATGGAGGCCAACAGCATGAAAGATGTGACCGAATTCAAGGCTGGCAGGACCATCGTCCTCCCAGAAAATGTTTATGGCTGAACCGAACTGCCTTGCGGGTTGCATTGCGAATTACTTGTGCGGCACGCCCGATCTGCCGGGCCCTGCGGGGCAGCAGGCGGAGAGTTTCGCCCCGTGGTGCTGGATTACATTCGGCACCGGCACCGACAAGATAACGGTGGGCAACGAGTCTTATCAGGGCGACCCCAACACCGCATGCGTCAAGTCGATGGAGATCGGATGGACTGATACTCCCTCGATGAAGTGCGAGATCGTGGACGAGAAGGGTGGCACTCTTCAGGCGGTGGCAAACTCTGTAAGGAAGTGCATAAAAGCCAGGTCGGGCAAGGGAGCCTTCTGTGAGTTTCAATTTGGATGGATATTGACGACCTGCTCGGGCGGCGCGAAATCCAGCCATGTAATTCCATCTACAACATTCAGACTTCTCATAGCGCAGTTGGACGTGAGCTATAGCGAAGGAAAAATCAAATACACGATAGAGAGCACCGCCTTCGACAAGGTCGAAGAAGTATCAAGAAAGGACGCGACCGTAGGGAGCGACTCCAAGCCCGTGAAAATCGAGGACGCCATAAACTCGCTGTGCTCTCAAGATCCGCCGTGCACGGTCAGGTATGTGGAACTCACTCCTGACGGAAAGCTAAAAGACGTGAAGTTCAACTGGGCTCCTTCTGGCACCATACAGGCCGTGTGGCAGGGCGACAACATGAACAGAATTTCGGTCATAACGAAATGGCTGTCTCCGTTCAGAATAAAGGACGGGCCGTGCGATAAGGGCGTGGTCATATACTTCAACCCCCAGAAGCCGGACGAACTCATCATCATGAAGGATCCGTCCCCCGGACCAGACGAATCAAGGTCTTGCTCCAGAGAAGGCGCCGCCGGGGAGTGGGGACCCCTTGGGACTTTCATAGTCAACGGAGGAAAGTGCAGCAGCGTCATAGAGTTCACGCCGACGATGAACATACTGAATGCTATAAACAGCATGGCTGCGGGCGGTGGCACATCGGGCCCGAACAAGACCGCCAGCCAACTCGCCGAAGACAGGCGGTGCTACAACCAAAATGCTCAGGGCGTCGACGCGGGAACCCAACTCCAGGGAACAATAACCCAGCAGGCCTTGGATAGCTACGGGACAAAAACGGCCAACGACCAGGCGATGAAGTCCGAAATAGCCCATCACAAGGCTTCGCTTGTGACCGCCATACAGAACCCCGGAGTATCCGCCCAGCTGAAGATACTCGGCAACCCAGACTCCAGATTCTTGAACTGGGGTGCCAACCGATATCTTTCAATAGTGGTCATAAACCCCTACCACATAAGGGGATCGGGAAAGTGCGGCGACTGGCTTGCGTACCCAGTATGCAACGAGCTGTTCACGAACAGGCTTTGGATGGCGAAGAGCATAAACCATTCTATTTCTACGGGAAGTTACACAACCACAATAGAGGCCGTTCTGGCCAGTCCTGTTCAAATTTCCGCAGGCGAACCTCTTGGTGGAACTGGCGGTGGCGGACCTAATCTAGAGAATAACTGTGAGTGATAAGGGGCGTAAAAAATAATGGGATATGTGAACTTGTCACTTCCGGAGACGATCCAGACCATGGAGCAGAGGCTCGCTCAGGTGGAGGAGCGATTCTCGGAGATGGGGTACGGCATAAAGAATCTCGTGCAAAGCCAGTTAAGTACAAACTGGCACACGCCCGCCCAAGAAGAGACCATCTATGGGATGCACACTGCCATATGCATTGACACCGTGGACATATACAAGCAGGGCAGGGTCAGGTACTTCAGCCCCCTCCAGCACTCGCCGAACGCCGAGGTGAAGTCGCTACCTTGGGCTTGGCCCATATCGAACCAGGGCGGATTTGACGACTGCGGATGCACGTGGGTGCCGCCAGCGGGGTCCAAACTCTGCCTGATATTCGAGGCGGGCAACAGGCAGTGGCCGTACTATCTGGGTACCACCTGGGACAGAGACCGTACGGAGGGGTGGGGCTACCCAGTCCCAGAGTATGAGAAGATACACCGCGGACACAGGGGCGGGTACCTCCTCGGCAAGGACGAGACCCAGGTGTTCCCGCCGTGGAACACGGAGAACTACAACGGAGTCGACATCGACTCCGTGAGCGACTTCGAGAACGATCCGGAGGCCAAGAACAAGATAACCTACCCGAACATATACGGGTGGAAGACGCCCCAGAAGCACATGATCAAGATGGTCGACGGCAACTACAAGTGCAACTTCAGGTGGCAGCGCCTGGAGATCAAGTCGGCACAGGGAAACCACCTGATATTCAAGGATGACCGTGTGCACCCCGCGGCCCAGTGGGCCCATCCGGACTGCGGTTGCGGGAGCGGGGATGTCTCGAAGTGCAACGAGGGAGACGAGCCGATAGAGAAGGTCGACAGGTGCCCGACCGATGTGCGGGGCGACAACGCTCCGATAGCGCCCATGGTGATGATGATAGGACGTGGCGGAGAGGCCCCGCCCCCCAGCGAGAGCGGGAGCTCCGAGGGGCAGTGCGCCAATCCTTACTTCAAGCACAGGAGCGAATGCAGGCCGTTTTCCGGCCCCGGCAACCCGCAGAACAACAAGGTGGACAAGACGACCCTGCCGCAGTCGGGCATACAGATGACCTCCCTCAGCGGGCACACCTTCTGGATGGACGACGCTGTGAGCGAGCCGAAGGGCAAGAACGACTGGGAGAGCGGGATCAAGCCGTTCGACTACGGATGCGATGAGGTCTACAAGGGCAAGACGGTTTGGAAGTCGGCCCACGGCCACCAGATCATGATGAGCGATGTCGAGCCCGACGGGACGCCGAAGGGCAGGAGCGCCGAGAACTTCATAAGAGTCCTCACTGCCACCGGCAACCGCATAGAGCTCAACGACGACACGAACCCAAACTCGTGCCGGGCGGGCTCCCGGAGGGGCATCGAGCTTCACAGCACCTCGAATCACATCATACAGATGATCGACGAGAACAACGATCACTGCAACCTTAACCGCCGAGAGGGCATGGCCCCCGCAGCCAAGGCAACCAACGCGTTCGTGAGGATACGAACCGGGTATGGGCTTGAGGTCATGATGGCTGACGACAACCACCAGGAGGACACGCAGAAACAGTACATCCAGATAACGGCCCCCCAGAAGGACGCCTGCGCCGGCCCCCACTTCATCAGGATGCAGGAGAGCGACTACTGCGGGTACATTTGGGTGCGGGCGGGGGGCGATTACGTGTGCATGACGGAGGGCGACCACTTCACCGTGGTCGGGACGGGAAGCACCACCCCGGAGGACGACTTTTGCAAGGGCGGGTGCCTCGGGCCGAGGAACTGGCTCACCGCGGTGTCGAAGCACTCCGTGCACTACAGCTGCAACTTCTACTTCAACAAGTCGGAGATCGCCGCGTTCCTCGCCGACAAGATGATTCTCCTGATGGCCGGCAAGGACTGCCCGCCCCCGCCCGAAGCCGAGGAGTGCGGGCCGTGCCTGGGCAGCGTGGCCATCCTCGTCTCGGATCCGAAGACTGGATTCTCGAAGCTCGTGGCGAGCGACAGGGTGTATGCGTCAGCCTCCCTCGAGTCACGCTGCATAACCCAGTTCGACCTTTCGCCCAACGCCTCTTGCGGCAGCCCGAACTGCCCGCCACCCGGCAAGGGCAACACTTCGCCTTCTTACGCGGGAGAGACCTGACAATGGACTTCAGAGGAGCGCCTTACCCAATAACCAAGCACCCGCTCGGGCTTCTGAGGAGCCAGCGAGGGGTCGCGCAGGTCAAATCCGACCTGCTGAGCCTTCTCCTGACCGAGCCCGGGGAGCGGGTGATGCTCCCCACCTTCGGAACGCCCCTGAAGCAGTTCTTTTTCGAACAAAACGACTCTGTTATTGTCGAAAGGGTCAAGGATGCCATAGCCAACGCCATCAGGACTTGGGAGCCGAGGATCGCCGTCACGGCCATAGAGGTGACGAACTCCTCTTCGAACATGGAGTCGTCTTTCAGTCCCCTGGAGAACGGCGAGAGCACGGAACATGTGTTGATGATCAGGATACTGTTCACGGACTTCGATGACATTCGTAGCGTCCAGGAACTCAAACTAGAAATTCCCCTAGGAGGTTGACGATGCCAGAGAATTGCCCGTTCGAAGTGACTCCGTTCGCCCGTTCGAATCCGATAAAGATCGACAAGATACTGAGCCTGAACTACACGAACCAGGACTTCTGGTCGCTGAAGACTAGGCTCGTCGAGTTCATCAGGGAGAGGTTCGGCGATCAGGGTAGCGTGCTTCCGAACACATTCAACGACTTGGTCGAGGGTTCAATAGCGATCATGCTGATGGAGAACTGGGCGTTCATCGGCGACATGCTCTCGTTCAAGATGGACCAGATGGTGAACGAGCTCTTCATCGACACGGTCACGGAGCCGGACAACGCCTTCAGGCTCTGCCGTCTGGTGGGCTTCAAGCCCACCCCGCCGATACCTTCGACCTGCATGTGGACCGCGACGCTGAACTCCGTGCTCGACTCCGACATAGTCCTGAGCACGCCGATAACCGTGGAGACCGCGACCGAGGACGGCTTGCTAACCATTGAGCTGTTTGCGGCGGACGCGAGGGGACGTCCGATCTTCGGCCAGGAGATCGTGATCCCCGCCGGGTCTTTCTCCAACTCCGCGGTTGTGGGCGTTGAGGGCAAGACCTTCTTGGACAACTACACGGGAACGGGCCAGACACTCCAGAGTTACCCAACCACGAAGGACTCCGTGATATTCGAATCCGTAAATGTCAGGGTCGACGGGGTTCTGTGGGATCGGGTCGATTACTTCAGCGACTCCCAGCCGAGGAGGGAGTACAGGGTTGAGTTCGACTCCTCGTACAGGGCCTACATCATGTTCGGCAACAACAAGGCCGGGCTGAGCCCGCCCGCCGGCGCCCAGATACAGATCGAGGGCAGGCAGGGGGGCGGGGTAATAGGGAACATAGTCACCGGGTACGTGGAGACGCAGATTCAGGCCAGGGTGTTCGGAATCACCGGGGGCATACCCGTTTCGTTCCGCAACTACACAAGAGGGGAGAACGGATACAACGGCGACACGGTCGAGGACATTCGCAGGAAGTTGCCGCTCTACCTCCGCACGCAGGACAGGGCCGTAACGGGCCTGGACTACAAGACTCTCACCGACCAGTTCGTGACGCCGTACAACGGCCAGATAGGCAAGAGCACAGCCGTGCTTCGCAACCACGGGTGCGCCGGCAACGTAGTGGACATATACATACTGGCCCGCGAGGGTTCGTCCGGGCTTACGAGGGCGAACGACAACCTCAAGATGGAGCTCGCCGAGATGCTGGAACTCAAGAAGATGGTGACGGACTATGTCTGTCTCAAGGACGGTGTGGTTCTGGAGGCCGACGTGTCCATCGAGGTTAAACTTTCCAGGATCAACAAGAAGTTCGAGCAGGAGATAATGACGGACATAGAGAACAGGACCGAAGAGTTCTTCTCTCTGACGAACTGGGAATACGGGAAGGAACTCAGGGAGGGAGACCTAGTCAAGACACTGGCCGCCGTCAAGCAAGCTGAGGGCTTCGACATAGTCTTCACCACCGACGACGAGGGCAACTCAGGAAACATGGTCACCGCCAAGTTTTTCGAGATAATCAGGCCGGGCAGGGTCGACATATCTTTCATGTATCAGTGAGGAAAATCTTGAAAACAGTAGGGGTCGACGGGGACATATCAGTTGAGGAGCCGATCAGGTTCGTCTTGGAGACCAAAGACGGGGACGACTGCCTGATCAATCCGTACCGCATAGACTCCGTGACCGTATATTTCGTGTCGAGGGAATTCACGGACGTCACCGCCAACTCCTACCAGATGGTAGTCGAGAACGAAAGGGCGGTGCGAGAGTACGAGGAGGCAAGGGACGTCCTGTGCTCTAAGAAGAAGGACCCCGTGGGGGCCGCCACCACCTCGGAAATAACGCTGTCCGGCCTGCAGACCGTCGACGGCATAGCTCTTGACGAGGGCGCGAGGGTGCTCGTCAAAGACCAGGCGGACGCGACGCAGAACGGCATATACATCGCGTCGTCCTCGGCGTGGAAACGGTCGGACGACGCGAGGTCTTTCATGCCCAAGTCGTATGTCTTCGTGGAGGAGGGGATAGCGAATATCGGGAGCGGATGGTACTTGGAGTCGGGTCGGACGGTAGTGGTGGGCTCCACCCCTTTGACGTTCGTTCGGTTCTCTGACAACGGCGATCCCGCCTCGCCTGACGCCTACTCGGAGACCCGCGTCGCACAGCTCAAGAAGATCAAGTCCGACTCGGCGTCGAAAAGCGACTTCTACTACAAGGACGCGGCGGTCGTAAAGACTTTCGGAGGGGTGCAGGATCGGCAGACGGGGGAGCTCTTCCCAGCGTGGCTCAACCCAGACATGGTGTCATCCGAACTACGCGACAAGGTGGCCGGAGACAACATACTGACGAGAGTCTACGAGGGGGACGAGCCCGCCACAGGAAAATTTGAACTCGTGTGGGATCCGTCCGGTTGTCGAGAAGGCGACTATTTCGTGTGTTGGTCCTGGCGTCCGACCCTTTCGGGCGAGACGATGTCCGCCCACCTCTATTTCTCGCTGGGCGGGGGCGTCGGGCTGACGTCCAGTATTCCCACGCACAGAACGGACCCCAAAAAATACAACATGTTGATGGCGAGGTACCTGCCCGACATGTTCGAGAACTTCATATCGGAAAACGACCTGAGCCCTTTGGTTCTCAAGGGGCTGAACGAATCGGTGGCGGCCGGCTTCACGATGATCGAGAACTTGGCCAACCAGATAATAGACCTTTTGGACTCCAACGCCACGCACGAGCAGCTTCTGCCGCTTCTGTCGAACATGTTCGCCCTGAAGGTCAAGTCTTCCGACTCGACCCTGTGGCGTCGCCAGATAAAGAAGGCAATACCAAACTTCAAGAAGAAGGGGACGATCGTGGGTCTGCGGGAGGCTTACGGCGACGCCGGCATGAAGCTGCTGAGGCTCGCAAGGCTATGGCAGGTGGTCTCGGAGTACACGCACCAGGAAAGCTTCACCTACGAAGACTCCAACACATTCCCGCTTTCCAAGGCGATGATCCTTCCGGTGGACTCTAATTTCGAATTGTGGTTTCGCCCCGCGGAAGGACAGTGGCAGGATGTGACCTCGAGCCACGGCGTGCTGGCGGGCTTCGACGGCTCCAATCTTGTGTGGAACGGGACCATTTCCAAGGGCGACTCGGTGCGCGTACTGTACAAGACCAAGGAGATACCCTCGTCCAGGCAGGCGCTGGAGGACTACATCCGTGGGATGCCGCTCATGGACAACCGGGACGAAAGAGGCCAGCAGTACCCGCCGAAGAACTGGAACGTGCGGGTCGTGGAGGAGGACGATCCTATGTTCGGCGTCCTAGTGCCCGTGCGTCACCCCCTCGCAGATCCCGTGGTCTGGGGCAGGGTTCGCACGGAGTTCCCCTACAGCGAGAACGCCTACAACATGGACGAGTACAACGGCTCCAAGAGGGACAGCCTTGATCCTTGCGACATCGACAAGGACTTCGTCGATTCGTGCGGAAGTTGCCAGGCGAGCGTTTTCAACATCGACTTGGAGGTGGAGGGCCTATCCGACGCAGGCTTCGCGGAGGCCATGCAGGTGGCGGAGGAGAACATGCCGTTTCACTCCATGGTGCACACTTACAACCTGAGCGGCTCTCGCACGGAGTTCGTGGGGCCTCTGGAGGAGCGCATAGAGACTTTGGTCACCGTGTCGGGCGGGGAGACGCTCATAGCCGGCGAGGCGCAGCACATTTTCAATAGGAGTGTGGACGCCAGCCAGGTCGACGACGTGAGAAGGGACATACTCGCGAGTTTTGAGGCCGTCGAGGCTCCCGGCGGAGGCACCACATGGGGAGGAGTCCTGCGGAACAGCAGGGTTTGCCTATTCCCGTCGTCCCTCAATTCGGAGTCTGACCTCAACGAGCCCGACACGGCGGGACTGTCGCAAGGCTTCGGACAGTACAACATAGACACAAGTTCGCCCGACGAAGACCCGTTTGAGAGTGGAAACCTCTTGGAGTTGTTGGGTTCCACCGCCAGATACCACACTCTGTCTTCGATAGACCTGTCTGCGGCCGAGATATACGGCGAGGTCGACCCATCCACCGTCGGCCCTTTGTTCGAATACCGCATATCCAACAAGGTCGCCGACATCACCGTCGACATCGTCCAATCGGACCGCGTCGTGTTTTCGGACGAGGACGCAGATTTCTATCTGGTCGGCATCGTGTCACAAAAGGACGTGGACGACGAGGTCGCCCCCGGGCCGGCGTGGACACTGAGGTTCGAGTCTTCCGAGTACAAGGTTCTCGACCTGCTTCCCGACGGGACGCTTCTGTTGGAGGAGGCAGGGGCCGTGCCTTCCTTGTCCGGTTGGCAGCTGTGGGCCGTCGGCGAACAAGTCGCCAGCGGGCCGGGAGGCTCAAAGGCCGTCAAGAAGATGGGGCTCGTCGAGGTGGTTTCGGCATTGGGCGTCGGGGCTCGATCCCTGATCCGACTTGGCGACTACCTGTACATCGGGTGGGGGTCGACGCCTTCAAGGCACAAAGTGAGATCATACAAGGCGGGCGAGGAACTCTTCTACATAGAGGACTACGAGGGGGGCGGCGCCGGGGGCGTGGATGCGAAGGTCTACCGCAGGGTGATAGAGTCGCGGGTGGGGCAGGTCGGGTACGACGGTTTGGTCCTGGACTCTGATGCGGATCTGGAGTCGGAACTGCCCATTTCCAACGGGCTGTCGGCGAATGTAAACGAGGTCAATTCGGACTTCTTGCGAGAGAACTACCTCATTTTTATAGGGTCGGAATACTACACTATTCTGCATGTCGACGGCTCCAGCGCCATCCTAGGGGGGCGGCTGGACTCCTACACCAAGGACGGGCAGGAGGTTGATTTCACCGTCTACAGGTTCTCGAAGCAGGGTCTTACTTTGCGCGAGCGGGTCGAGCCCCGCGTGCCTTCGTTCGACTTCGACTTCGTCGACAGGTCCGGGAAGGCATTGATAAAGAGCACGCAGGCTGTGGGCGGGATGAGTGTCCTTTCCTCAAGGTTGAACTCCGCCAACAGCGGACAGCCATTCGATACGGCAGCGCAAGACGAGCAAATAGAGTTCACGGTGGAATACAGAGACGGAGAAGAAACATGAAAGACGCGATGGGCTGCAGGGGAGACATCCAGATGATCGTGGAGAGAAGGGGGAGCGTCGAGGTCGTCGAGTTTCGGAACGCGATACTGCGGACGGGTCGGGAGGCTTTGGCGTTGTCTTTGGCGAACAGGCTGGGCGGCGACTTCGACTTCTTCGTGAGCAGAATGCTGTTCGGCGACGGAGGGGCGATCGGAGGTTCTCCCAAGGCCGTAAACACGGAGCGGACGGCCCTGTACGGGACGACTCGAGTGTGCAAGCCCGTCGTGGCCAACATCGACCCGAACAACGGCTCGCAGGTAACCTTCACTTCCGTGGTGTCCTACGACGAGGGCAACGGATTCGACATAAACGAGATGGCCCTCCAGCTCCACGGAAGCGTGCCACCTGGCGGAACGAGCCCCAGCCTGTACAGCATGGCCACATTCCCCGGAATATCAAAGACCTCGCTCATGCAGCTCACCTTCAACTGGCGCATCAGTTTCATCTAGGAGTGCCATGGCGAGGGACATCGAGTTTCGATCCGAATCCGGCAGGATATTGATAGACGGCGAGCCCTTCGACTGGGGGCTTGACGACGAAGCCATCGAAGAGGCCAACAGGCACGCCGGCACGCCTCGCTTCATGAAGGCGATACACAACGACATCATGGGTCACTTCCTTGACTCGTTGTCCGAGGTCTTGGGCTTCAGGCCGTCAATGAAGCAGGTAAACGAGGGTCTAGACAGGGGCTTCATATCTAAATGATACTCATCGATGAGAACGACGACAGGTTCTACATAGCGAGGTCGACACAGCCGGAGGCCGGCAGGGGGCTGTTCGCGTCGCGCGATATCGAGGAAGGCGACTGCCTAGAGGTCAAAGGGGTGATGGTGGACAAGGGTTCGCCTGCCGACTCCTGCACCGCCTACGCCGACGCCTTCAAGTTCGCGGCTGACTACGCAGGCGTCTACACCCGCCACATAATACCGATGGGCTACGCGGGCATCGTCAACCACGCCAACAACAAGGAAGAGCAGAACGTAGAGATCAGGCACATCATGCGCGGAGGCAAGAAGGTCTGTGTGTACCAGTTCGTCAAGCCCGTCGCCGCGGGACAGGAAATCCTCGGGGACTACGGCGACGATTGGAGGGGGCTTGACGGGTGGAGCAGGAAGGTGAACGAGGCCTCAGACGAGTCGGAGGAGAGGGAGTGGGCCTCTTTTATAGGGCGCGGTCTATATAACCTGGACAGGCTCAGCAGGCCGAGGGGGGACGATGCCACAGATCAATAACATTCCGCAGGTGCTCTACGAGCCGAACCAGCCGTACCACTATCACTACGACAACCTGCCCCTCCGCAACATCCTCGCGAGGATCGGGCTGGTCAACATACAGGTCGACACGAACACGGACATGTTGCGCGGGGCGGCTGGCGACGCCGGTTCGCTGAACGCCCGATTGGCCGAGGCTCTGGAGTCGGACGGCTCAATCAAAACCTCCGCAGTCGATTCGGCTCTTCATGGGATAGGGCACCATTCGGACGGGCCCGGGCCCGACGGCGTAGAGTACGTAAGGATGAAGGAGGCGGAAAGGGCCAAGCTCTTATCCGTGGAGAGTTCCGCCAACAAGCTGACTATTTCCGTGGAGGACGATTTTCCCACCATCGGCGACACGGTCGAAATACTCAACGGAACAGTTAGCCTGCGGGGCTCTTCCAGCATATTCTTCGACTTCGAGGCTCCCAACATCGTTCGGGCACACTCTGCGTTCCCGCCGGATACCGCCCATCGGCACCATTACGGTCGTGAGCCAGTATTGTTGGCCAATTCTTCGTCTTCGTCGTCCAGCTTGTCTAACTATGCGACGACTTCGGTCTCCACGCCCTACGCGGAGGGGACTCTGCGCGTTTATGTGAACGGCGTGCGTCTCTCGAACTCTTCTGTGCCCGTGCCCAACAGCGACGGGAGTTCATTCGCCGCCACGCACGTCGTATCGGAGGAGCCTTCCGAAGGCCACTTCTCCTTGAACAGGCCGCTCGACGAGTCGGAAGTCATAAGGATAGATTTTGACGAGAAGTTTGTTGCCTCGTCATCTTCATCTTCAAGTTCATCTTCATCGTCGAGTTCATCTTCCTAAAAGGGGAACATGCAGTCCTGCGCCGATTTTTCATCTTCGCTCGGGTTCGTGATACTGTCGCCGGAGCCCAACATAGCGAGGCTGAGGGACACGGTGCGGTCTATTGGCTACCTTTTCGGTGACGCGACCCCGATTGTTTGCTCAGTCGCCAAGGGGGCCGGAAAGTCCAGGATCGAAGAGATGAAGGGCGTGTGCTCGGTCGTCGAGGGCGGATCAACCATAATGTCCCTGATAAACCGCGGCATGAAGGGGTGCAAGGGCGAGGGCTGGAGGATGCTGGTGATGGAGGGCGCCAGAATCCCGCGCGGAATAGAGAAGAGATACAGCCGCTGGATACGCGGCGAGAAGGACGTCCTGTTCCCGATAACGGTCAGCCAAGACCGTGAGGGCCGGCCCCTGAAGATCATGGCCAACTTCGAGGAGTGCACACTCAACGGAATAGCGATGCACACAAGTCTGTTCAAAGAGGTCGGGGAGTTCTCGGACAACCCTATCGCCGTATCCAAGAGCTTCTGGGCGGTCGGGGCGCTTCAGAGCGGCGCGACTTTCAAGGCGGTGCTTGGGGTGAAGGTCATCTAGACCGAAAAAAAGTACCACCTCGACTTGAGGTCGACTTGGTCGGACGAGTCGACCTCCTTGAGATAGTTCATTATCTCTCCCCAGCTTGAGAAGATCATCTCGTGAGGTATGGTACCAAACAGCCAGTCGGGGGCCTGGTTCTTGCCCTGCTCGACGTGCACCAGTATGGGCTTCTTCTGACGATTCGCCCAGAATATCTCCTCGAGCGTGCCGCAGGGATGCGTGTTTATGTCCAGATTGACGACTAGGAAGTCGCTTATGTCGACTAGCCTGAGGTCGGTGGCTCTGATCACCTTCATCATAGCCGACAGCTCGTCATAGCGCTCGGACGCCTTGAGCGAGGCCTTTGTCTCGTGGGTGGAATCGTCCTCCGCGCCGACTTCAGTGGGCTTATTGAGGGGGTTGAAGACGACCACGCCCATGTCCTTGAGAAAAGGCGTGATGTCCGAACGCCACCCCGCCCCCCTGTCCGGAACCCTGTCTATGGCTCCCGCGAGGTACGCCCTCTGGTTCTTGAGTCTGTTCAAGGCCAAATTCCCTCCTTGTTTTCTCTAATACTATAGGAGGATCAATACCGTGTCAAGCGATATGATAACGCAGGCTTCTGACATCCTATCAAAAACTAGGATTTCGGGGCGCCACACATTCTACCAGCTCAAGCACTTCGTGCTGGGCAAGGAACTCACGACCCAGGCCAAGATGTGGAAGTGCCTCCGCGAGCTCGAGGCCAGGCTGGCGTCCGCCAAATCGGCAGAGGCGGCCATCGAAGAGGCCGAGGACGACGCCCGAATCCTGCAGATAAAGATGGAGGTTTTGGAAAAAAAGAAGACCAAAGGAAGACTACATAGGGAGCACAACGAGATTCAGGGGCGCAAGCTTGGGCGCAAGAGGAAGGTCTTGATGGATTCTATTTCCGAGATGAAGAAAAGGCTTGCGGAGACGGAGGAAGAGATGGGCTTTTTCATGGGCGCCTTCCGCCAGTTGGAGGCCATCGAGCCTTTGAGGAGCCAAGACGACCCGGAAACCTGTTCTCATTACTGGGACCAGAATTTCGCACAGGAACTCCATCTCAGGCTCATGTTTCAGAAGCCCCTTGATCTGGAGCTCATCAAGTCGATTCTGGCCCTTGACGACAAGTCTTCGACCCGAAGGGAATTGGTGGGGATGATCGAGCAGATACAGCGAATGGCCATTTCGGCCAGGGAGCCCGAGGCCATAGGTCAAAAAGGGGCAGCGAGTTGAGGAGAATATCCAGCTACGACGATGGCTATGTCACCGGAGACCTGTCCTTGTTCCCTGCGGCCTTGGACGACAAGGACAGTCTGTACGAGGCGAGGAACAACGCGGAGACGCGCCTGAGGTCGGGGCTGTCTTACAATGCGAGGCAGATCATAGTCGAAAGCACGGTCGGGTTCCCCGACAAGGGTCTCGTGCGCGTCGGGCCGCCTGCGGGGCGCTCGGGCGAGGCGGAACTCATCTACTACGGGGCGAAGACCGACTCCGTTCTCAAAGACCTGACTCGGGGCTTCTCGGGTTCCAGGCAGAACCAGTGGCCTTCCGGGTCTTGGGTCACCAACGCCGTCACCGCGGAGCCGCACAACGCGATCAAGGACGCCCTGATCAACATGCAGCGCAGGCTGGGCCTGAAGTCGTTCCCGGAGGAGGGCACGCTCAACAGGAGGCTCCGGGACATGGAGCTTCGCTACCTGTCGCCCAAGGCTCTCTTCAGGGTGTTCCCGCGGGCGTGCAAGCCCGGGACGCCGATAAGGTTTCAGAGCCTGTGCGAGGGCGACATCATCCGATACATGTGGGATTTCGGCGACGGCGGGACGAGCGTCGAACAGAATCCCGTTTACGCCTACGCTAACGAGGGGACTTATACCGTCAAGCTGCACCTCGTTACGGCATCCGGGGCGCAGGGCATATCGACCAAGTCGAACTACATCAGGGTTTCTATGGCCGAGCAGGCGCCGTTCTTTTATGTGTCGCTCATCTCTGGCCGCACCTACAGGTTTGTCGACCAGACGGACGGCGACGTCAAGCAGCGCTTCTGGGTGTTCGGCGACGACCAGAACTATGTGGAGTCCGACCCGAATGTGCACGAGCACATACACACCTATGCAGACGCCGGCACATATAGGCCGTCGCTTCTGGTCGGCTTCGCCGACCAGTCCATAAGAAGGGTGTTCCTGAAAGAGACGCTGGAGGTGGCATGACCATTCCTACGGCGAGTCTGTTTCCGGACGAGTACGACAGCGACCTCAACCTGTTCCTGGTTAGGGACTCCCTTCGAGTTCGACTTCTCAACGACTACGAGCCCGGCGATGCGAGCGTGATAGTCGAGGACTACCCCGAGATGATGGACAGGTTCCCTCCGACGGGGATCATCACCCTCACAGAACAATGCAGCGACATAGACCTGCGGGCGTTGAGCTTCCACTACTCTTCCAAGACATCCACGAGCTTCGACGGCCTGGAGATACTTCCCGAGTTCGCCGCTCTGGACTCCGTGAAGCCGAAGAAGGCGACGAATGTGACCATGAACGTAGTGGCCATGCACCACAACCACCTCAAGGACTCGCTGGTGGCCATACAGGGCAACTTGGGGACAAAGTACACAACCGACAGGGAGACCATAACCGGCAGGATAAAATATCTGGAGGGCCTGGCATTCCGTCCGAAGGCGTGGTTCTCCGCCAGCACGCCGATAGGACTCGCCCCGCTTTCGGTCACCTTCAAGAACGAGAGCTTCAGGCTCGGCCCGTCGGCCGTGACGCACACATGGGACTTTGGGGAAGGAAATCCGGTGACCTTCCAGACGGCGAACCAAAGCGAGTACGAGAGCTACGAGGGCGTCATAGACGGTGTGCAGATAAAGGGATCGACCCTCACGAAGGTCTATTCCACCCCGGGCATTTACACCGTGTCGCTTATCATGAGCAACGAGTGGGGCGATAGCGAGGTCGCATTCGAGGACATGATAACGGTCAAGACAGAGTGTCCCGAGGAGGCCTCGATAGTCATAAACGCTAGGTCGACGCAAACATACACGGACGGCGATCCCGCGCTCGGCACGCGCCCGAAGATACGATCCGTGGCGAACAGCTTCGTGGACTTCGAGGTTCCGTACGGAAACGACCCCTCCAGAAGCGGATTCTCCTACGCGGGGGAACTCTTGGAGCTGACGAGCAGCTCGAGCATGTTCGGAAGCCCAGTCGACCCTATCGTGGAATACACATGGAGCCTCGGCGATGACCTGCCCCATTCGAATTCGGCGTCCGCTCGAGCCTCTTACGGAATAGGAGGGATATACGACATAGTGCTCCGCGTCGACACGAGCTTTGGGTCGTATCGCATAACGAAGTACGAAGGCTCTGTCGACATAGTCGAATCAAGGAACCTCTGGCTTTTCAAGTTCGATTCAGAAGGCTACAGCGGAGCGGTTAAGGCATACGAGTTCGGGCTCGACAGCGAGACTTTCAAGCTCCTCGGAAACCAGACCATATCAATAGACAGGAACAGAGAGTTCCTGGACGTGTATGTAGGGGCGGCATACGACTCGTCCACGCGGTCGCGGGCGAGGAGCGAGTTCGAAAGGAACACCGAATTTGTGCCGTACGGAAGCCTCAGCTCCGGCCTGCGGGGCAATTCAATGTTGTTCTGGGCGAAGGGTGGATCTTCGCAGGATTCGGCGCAGATCGGAGTGGCAAAATACAATGCCTTCGACGATCAGTATGAGTCGTTCAGTTCCATATCAGGAAGGCCGTGGAACTGGGTGGCTCTGAACTCTCCGGACAAGACTTACTTCCTTTTCGGAAGTGCGAACCAGTCCCTGCCGAACACCAACGCGTCGACGGCCTTGCGGACGGACTACGACCTTCCGAGCCATTCGGTGACATCGTCGTCGGCTCTGGACTCGTCGTCGTTCGGCAACGGCGCGGACGAGCTTCTTGAGCATCCGTCATACTTCGAGAACGGTGTGCCGACCAATGGGTATTTCGCGACGTACAGGTCTGCATGGAAGGATTCGGTGGGATACATACTGCGCAACTCGGCGGTGAACGAGTTCTTCCGCATCTCCAGTTTCTACAAGACCGTCGGAAGCGTATCCACGCCATTCAGCACAATCACGAAGTTGATCGACATGACTGGCACGGCCAAGACCGAGGGTCGACTCGTAACAATGTCGAACGGCATATTCTTCTTTGGCAACTCCGGCGAGGTGAGCGCCTGGAACGACACCACGATGACATGGGAGGTCGGACGCACGGGGTCTGCGTCGCTGACCTTCAGGTCGGTACAGGACACCGCGGCCTCCGGGTTCGACGAACGTTCGAATACGCTTCTTGCCTCTTCGGACGGGGATCGGGTCGCGTACCTGAGTTATGACTACAGCAACAAGGCGTTCGTGAAGTTCAACGGCACGGACTTGACGTTCTCGATGCTGAAACAGCGCCCCGCCGGCTCTCAATTCAACATGGGGGTGTACTGATGGCTGTCGGATATCCCCCGAGACCAGCGTTCCCTATTTCCCTAGATTCCGATCGCACCCTGTATTTGGTCTACAACACGAGTGAGGCCAAGACCACTTCCGAAAACGCTCCGTGGCAAGAGGAGATCGAAATAGTTCCGGTCGGCCCCGGCGACCTAGAGATATGGGCGGACAACGGGTTTGCCAACATATCTGGAGAGTTGTTCTACTACGACTCCGTGGACAAAGACGAGAACGGCAAGGTGTTCAGGCTCAAGCGTTGCGCCAGAAACCTAGGGGGGAAGCAGACCAGGTTCAACCCTTCGGGCACGTGGGTTCGCGGCTTTGTCATAGCCGAACACCACAATCAGTTGGTGGACGCCACGATAGCCACCCAAGCGTACATATTCGACCTTGAGGAAGACCTTTCGGCGTTGGAGGAGGAGACCCCATGCCTCGACGACTCTCCATGCGTCGACGCACAGATCGAAACCGAAGTGGTAGACCCTAACCCGCCGAATTGTGCAGGAACGGTGGTCAGCTATTCGGTGACGATCAACGGAACATTCAACAATTTTGTGTTGGACTTCGGAGACGGCCAGTCGACCACTTCTAGCCTTTCTGGCCTGCACACTTACAGTCCGGGGGCAAACATAGATCCCGTCCTAACCGTGTTCAGCGATTCTTGCACGGTAGTCCAGACCCCTCGAGAACGAGACAGGGACGAAGTTCCAGATTCCCCTGCGCCAGACGAGCCCACCCTTACTGTTCCGGAACTGTGTCTTTTTCCGACTATCAACATACCGACGCTGGAGGTGCCCTCGACGACTGTGGAGGTGCCCCCCATCGTGTTCCCCTGTCTCAATCTGGCGCCTAGCCTGAATCTGCCGAGCATAATCAGCATAATCCCGCCAGAGATATCGATTGTTCCGTTCAGCTTTACGCCCATAACCATAAGTTTCGGCCCGGCTCCATTCATATCGCCAAGTTTCACCTTCGGACCGGCTCCGACCATACCGCCGGTGTCGTTCACCTTCGGTCCCGCTCCGGTGGTAACGCCGGCCTCCTTCATTTTTGGGCCGATGTCGTTCACTTTCGGTCCGGCTCCGACCATACCTCCGGTGTCGTTCACGTTCGGGCCTGCTCCAAACATACCGCCGGTGTCGTTCAACTTCGGCCCCGCTCCGCTGATACCGCCGGTGTCGTTCAACTTCGGCCCGGCTCCGACCATCCCTCCGGTGTCGTTCAACTTTGGCCCGGCTCCGACCATCCCTCCGGTGTCGTTCAACTTTGGCCCTGCTCCGCTGATACCGCCCGTTTCTTTCAACTTCGGTCCGGCCCCGAAAGTCGAACCCGTGCAGTTCACATTCGGCGCTGCTCCGAAGGTCCAGCCTGTCGAGTTCACATTCGGCGCTGCTCCGAAGGTCGAACCTGTGTCGTTCAACTTCGGCCCGGCTCCGAAGATATCGCCTGTGTCGTTCAGTTTCGGCCCGGCTCCGAAGATATCGCCTGTGTCGTTCAGTTTCGGCCCGGCTCCGAAGATAACGCCTGTGTCGTTCAGTTTCGGCCCTGCTCCGAAGATATCGCCCGTGTCGTTCAGTTTCGGCCATGCTCCGAAGATATCGCCCGTGTCGTTCACATTCGGCCCTGCCCCCGTGGTGTCGGCGACTTCGTTCACATTCGGCCCTGCCCCCGTGGTGTCGGCGACTTCGTTCAGTTTCGGCCCTGCTCCGAAGATATCGCCCGTGTCGTTCAGTTTCGGCCATGCTCCGAAGATATCTCCCGTGTCGTTCACATTCGGCCCTGCCCCCGTGGTGTCGGCGACTTCGTTCACATTCGGCCCTGCCCCGAACGTACAGAGTTCCTTCGAATGGGGACAGCCGCCGAAGATAGATGGCTCTTTCACATTCGGCACGGCGCCCAAGGTGGGAGGATCGTTCACATGGGGGTCTCCGCCGAAGGCAGGAGGGTCGTTCACATGGGGTACGGCCCCCAAGGTGGGAGGGTCGTTCACATGGGGGTCGCCACCGAAGATAGACGGATCCTTCACATGGGGTCAGCCGCCTCAAATTGGAGGTTCGTTCACTTGGGGCGAGCCACCCCAGGTCGGGGGTTCGTTCACATGGGGCGATCCTCCCGCGATACAGACATCCATAGATTGGGGCGAGCCTCCTGCGATTCAGGCGTCGATTGACTGGGGAAATCCCCCGAAAATACAAATCGACTGGAGCGACCAGCCAACCATTTCCTGCGTAGTTTCCGTCGAATGCCCCTCAGGAGGATCCGGGAGTTCTGGGCAGCCGTTCAGGAGGAACATGACTCTCGACGACAACTTCGTCGACGATTTCAATACCGACGACTTTGAGATAGAGATAGGCAATCTCGGTATACCTTCCGAAATCAAGGTCGTGGCTCCCAAGTTCCCGGACATAAAGGTCGTGCACGACATGCCCGAGTTCATAGAACTCAAGTCGGACATCCCGAGCAGGATCATAGTGTACCAGGCCGACGTGCTTCCCAAAGAAATAAAGATCGTGTCGGAGTCGATACCCGACACGATCGCCGTAGACGCCTCTTCTGTTCCGAAGTCTATAGTCATGGACGCCTCCGCCGTTCCTAGCTTCATAACGGTAGTGGCTCCGGACCTGCCGTCCGTCATAAAACTCGACGGCTCGGGAGTCCCCGATTCGATCAAGGTCTTCGGGATACCCGACTCCATAGAGGTTCGCATGCCCAGCGAGATAGTGGCCCGACTGGAGGTCCCAGAAAACCTCGAGGTGCCACTCGTATACAGAGGAGACCCTGTGCCGGTGAGGTTTGACGCATCGGTGATATCCGAATCGGGCGAGCAAATGTGCTTCGCTTTGGTCCCTTGCGGCAAGAAATGAGAGTAAAAAGGACAAAGAACAACGAGTTCGTGCTTGAGGAGGGGGTTTGGATTAGAAATCCCTTTTCGGGCTCTAGGCCACTGGACATCAACTCTCTTGCCAAGACCGAGTCGTCCCTTTTTCTGCGCAACGAGTTCGAAAATCTCCGGCGCCCGTACATGCAAATGGATGAGGCTCTTGATTTGACCATGGAGAACGTGGTCATAGTTTCGGACGGATACGGTTGGGACGAAAGGCAGTTGGCGCTCGGGTCGCTCCCCAACAAGCAAGTCAAGGTTCTTGGCGTGAACGGAAGCCTGGCGAGGTGGGGCATGGTTGGCGACTCTGCCCCGACCAAGAGGACGATGACCTTCTATGTGGTGAACAACCCCTATCCTGAATGCATGGGGTATCTGCCGAGGAAGCACCGCTACTACCCGAATCTGATCGCCTCGACGAGAACCTTCCCGCGTTTTCTTCAGGAGTACCGAAACGAGCCGTACATGTACCGCCCAACTCAAGATTTGGACTTTTCGGGGGCGGGCTTCGCGGAGGTGAACTCAGTGATTGACGACTACAGGAACCCCATTTGCGCGGCCATAAGCGTCGCCGTCAAAAGGGGAGCCAAAAAGATCGCCCTTATGTGCTGCGACGAGTCGTTCAAGGACAGTCGGCCAGGGGCCGACAGGATGCCAAACGGCCTGTACCAGTACCCCCAGCAGGCCAAGTGCCAGAAAATTATCGACAAGCAACTTTTTTGGCTTCGTTCGGCGGGCATCGAGGTGGCGGATTGCTCTTCGGGCTTGGAAATGAAAAATGCAAGATATATAGATGTTGAGGGTTTGCCAAAGTTTTTTGAAAGGATTTAGAATGGTAGACTTCAGACATCTGAACCCGGACGACTTCAGGCGCTGGATCAAAAATAAAGAAGACAAAGAAGATACGGACGCTTGGATGGTGGGCCGTAAGGTCGACCCGAAGTTCTGCGGAAAGAAAACCGCAAGGAGCATTTCGCTGGAAAGCGGCAAGGCAGGGAGAGTGGTTCGCGAGTTCGTTCAGGCAGGTGGCGTCATAAAGTCGGTCTGCGGCGATGAGGTTTTGGTCGAGGTCGACTCGGGGTCTTTCTATATCTGCAAGAAGAAGGTCATCTTTTGAGGCTTGAGGCCCTTCTCATCATGGTAGACTTTTCAGTTACGACGGAGTCTTTGTTCAGCCCGGTGGAAGGAACATATCCGTTGAATTGACTCATGGGCAGGTTTGTGTAGCCCCGCTTTCTGAGGGCGCTCTTGAGCTCCTCGAACGACATCGCTGACTCCGCGTAGAGTTCGTGGGTCATCTTGTTCGCGTGACATTCGGAGTTTACCTTGTGGGCAAGCCCTCGCTCCAGGCCTAGCGATCCCACGTCGCGAACTCGCGTGGGATAGACCTTCATGTGGCTTTCGAAGGCTGTCACGACATCTATTCCCTTTTTGTCGAGGCGAGCGAGGTATATGTAGACTCTACTCTTTTTCACCCATGAGCTCCCGAAAAAATTCTTCAAGTACGATTGAGGCGTGGGCGTCGATTGTTCCGAACTGGCCGAAGAATGCCTCAAGGGCGTCCGCGGCGTCTTTTTCTTCCCCGTCTCCGTTTTGCCCCTGCATGACATATATAAGGGACGAGCGGGGCAAAAAGAGAGGGATTCCATGAGCGTTTTTAGGGTGAGGCTGAGCAACAGCAGGCAGGGCCTTTTGGACATCTACGACAACCAGAGAACGGCCTACATAATGGGTCCGAACCGAATCAACAGGAGGCTGAAGGACGGGGAGGTCTTCACGGACTGCAACTACTGGAAGCGCTTCGCTCATCCCAACTTGCCCCTCGAAGAGGCGTTCATAGAGGTGGTGGAGGACGACGGCACAATATACAGCGACCAGATACGGGACAACACATACCCAAAGGTCTACGACATATCGGCGGCAGCCGGCTCCGGCTTTGAAGACAACCGGGCGGACATAGCGGGCGACTCCGGCAGTTTCGCCCTGTTCGCACAGATCACAAACAAGGGTTCGGAGTCGATCAGGGTTCGGATCAACGGGCTCGACAGTGCGATCATAGACCTGCCGGGCGGGGCGACCCAGACCTTCGCGGTCGGCGATCTTACGATAGGCCTCATAGAGGTGGCGAACCAGTCGGAAGAGACCGTGGATGTGCAGATAGTGGTGTCCGTCAGGGTCGCGTCCACGAGTTGAAAAACCTGTCTCGGCCACTAATTTATCAGGGGGGCGAATGCCTAATTTGATCAAGCAGGGCGAGGCCAGGGTGGTGACGAAGAACGGAGAGGTCTTCGTCAACATCTCTCTTGAATTGAACATCAAGCTGGAGGGCGTGTCCGGAGTCCAAGGATTCTCGCAGGCCGCAGGAGCGACGACGGCTTTGCCCAACGAAGACAAGGTGAACTGGGAGATACCCGACTTCGCCCCTGGAAAAATAGATTTCGGAAAATGAGGTGTACAAAATGAGGATCGGATTCGACTGTGGCACTTATCATCTGGTGAGCTGCAAAAGGGGCGAGGACAACGCCTTGTCGTACAAGAAAGAAGTTAACGCTTTCCTTCAGATGCCGTTGGACAACCGCTTCGTCTTCAACATGATGAAGAACGCGGGAGTCCCTTTGATCGAGCAGCCAGAGGCCAACGTGGGCTACGCCCTAGGCGAGGCTGCCGTGAACATGGCCTACACTATGACTCAAATCGAACTCAAGAGGCCCATGAAGGACGGATGCCTCAACCCCAAGGAGAAGCACGCCCAGCAGATAATGAATGTCATGTGCCACAGCCTCATAGGCGACGTGGACGAGGACGGCTCCCTTCTGTACTACTCGGTTCCCGCGAACGCCATCAACCAAGAGACCGACGCCGACTATCACGGCAAGGTGTTGGAGGCGATGTTCAAGTCATACAGAAGCGAGAAGGGATACCGCGTGGAGCCTCACCCCATCAACGAGGCCTTGGCGCTCGTGTATGCGGAACTGCAGGGCAAGGCTTGGACGGGCGTGGGGATCAGCTTCGGGGCCGGAATGGTGAACCTCTGCTATGCCATGTACGGGGCTCCGATATTTCAGTTCTCCCTGGTGAACAGCGGCGACTGGATCGATAAGATGGCGTCCAAGGCCATCGGAGAGGATACGACCACCTATGTGAACAGGGAAAAGATGCACGCCGACCTGACCGTGGAACACCCGGAGACCCTGGTCCAGAGGGCCATAAAGTCCCAGTACGAGATAATGATCCAGCACACCGTGGCGGGCATCAAGAAGGGCGTCGAGGAGGCGGGCAACAAGGCTCGATCCGAACAGCCAATAGACATCGTCATAGCTGGCGGCACGAGCATGCCGAAGGGCTTCGACGTTCTGTTCAGGAAGATACTCGAGCAGGCGAAGATAACGAACATGAAGATCGGGGAGGTGATCCGCCCGGCGGATCCGCTATTCTCGGTGGCGCGCGGCTGCCTGATCGCCGCAGAAAACGCGAAGTAGAAAGAAAGGAAAGAAAATGAAGAAGACTGTTAGCGACTTGGGGGCGGGTGCGTACCTGCTCATGCACGGCCACAAGGTTGTGGGCAGGAGAGGCCGGGACTTCATATTTGAGGTGGCCGAGCACGAGGATTCGGAGTTCGAGCAGAGAAAGTTGGAGTACCTCTCCAGCGAATTCCATCGGTTCGACTCGTACATCATGTCCCTCAAGAAGATTGGGGAGTACAACCCGGAATGAGTCCGAAGGGGCTGGAGTACTTCGTCGGCAAGGTGTGCACGGTCTTCACCGTGCCCATCAACAGGGACTTCAAGTCGGAAAATCCCCAGACCTTTCCCCAGCCGGTGTTCCACTACTTCGTGGGAAAGGTTCTGGAGGTTGGGAGCCGCGGGGTGGCCCTCGAGCAGTGGAACAGCGACAAGAAACTCAGAACTTTCTTCTTCGTCGACCACATAGTCGCCATATCAGAAGAAGAAATCCTCGATCCTTCGAACCCCAAGGACAGGGCGCTCATAGAGGACTACAAAAAGACCAGCGAGGCGTCCGTGGGCGAAACAAAGGAGAAGGCATCCGAGGAGGAGGCCTGCAAGTACGTCGACATCAGGCAGCTCACGGAACTTTCGTCCAAGTAGTCAGCATATGCCGTTCAGGCCGAGTCTGGTTCCCTCCCAATCGCCCCCCGCCACGGTTTCGTAGTCTCTCTCTTGGCTCTTTATGTACTCGGCCAATATTCTGGAACCCTTTGCGACGAGCAGGCCGTTCCAGTCCTTGTATTCGCGGCTAGGTCTTACGTAGCGTATCGTCTTGAACTTGTTCTTTTGGAGTTTTTGAGCGATGCGGGGCAGGGCTTCGGCGCCCGCTTCGTCCGCGTCAAGGCAAAGAACCGGGTTCGTTCCGACCAACATGGCGACCTGTTTGTCCGTCATGTTCTTGCCCCCGAGGGCGACCGATTTGAGGCCGCACAGGTCCAAGGAGATCGAGTCCATCTCTCCCTCCGTGATGTAGACCTTTTCGCCGGGAGATGGCCAATCTCGGCAGTAAAGGACATCGCCCTTGCCGATGCCCAATTCTTTCGGAGGCCCGAGATACCGCAGGTTGGTGCCCGGATCGCCGATGTACCTGCCGTTGTAGTAAATGAGCCTTCCCTGACGATCTCTGTACGGGATCATTATTCGGTTCCTGTACCTTCCCGCGGTGCATATCATCAGGCCGGCCGTGGGAATTTTCCTCAAGGCGAGGTATTCTTCGGCCTGCGATCGGAGCCTGTGGCTGGAAGGCAGGTCGTCGAAGAGGTAGCAGTCTGGGGGCATGTCGAGAGATCCTATGGGCTCTCCCGTTGGCGTCTGATTTTCTTCCGCTCTGCCGGCGAACATGTCGTTCACGCGTTTCTCGAGATCCTCGAGGCTCCCTTCGGACACGGCGCCGAGCGCCTCGACAGCCTGCTCGTACGAGCAGTTGTCCACGATCATTACGAGTCCGACGAGGCTTCCCTTCTTGTCGGACTTCCAGCAGTGGTAGACGCCCGACTTCGACCCTGTTTTTCCTCCCGAGGGGTTGCACCAGAGGTGCCTCTTTCGGTCTTCGCAGAAGATGGAATTGACCTTTATTTCGTCTCCGCTCACCACGGCGTCGCCGAGCCTGGACTCCGCCCAGTCTAAAAATCTATCGAAATCTATTGACATGTTCGCTCTCCAAGCCGTATGATACTTCGAAGACTAGAAAATGGCAATTCCGCCCTCTATCACCTCATGAACATCGAGCACATATCCGTGTCGAGGGGCAAGTCCTATAGGCAATGCCCATACTACTACAAACTCAAGTACCACGACAAAATACCTAATCCGGGCGAGGAGCAGTTCTATTTCGTCTACGGCAAGATAATCCACAAAATAGCCGAATGCCACGTGGCAGAGGAGGGTGCCAGGAGCATCAAGGAGATATCCAAGGAGGTGCTTGGCGGGAAGATCGAACTAGAGCACGGGAAGTTCGCGCCTCCTTTGCCGCCGGAGTTCAGAAGTCGTCTGCCGGGGCATCTCAAGGCCTTGGAGAGGCTCAACAAGAAGATCGGATGCTCCGGAATCACGGAGCACAAATTCAGGTACGACCTGGAGATCCCCAACTGCAAGTATGTGACGGGTTTTATCGACCGTATCATACTGAAGGAGGGCAAGGCGTGGATAATCGATTACAAGACCACGAAGAAGGGCCCGTTCAGGGAGGATAAGAAAACCATCAAGTACGACCCCCAGCTTCGGATCTATTCCAGGGTCGTGCAGAAGGAGTTCGGGATAGATCCGAAGGACATCAGGGCCGCGTTGTTCTACCTTGAGGACGAGGAGATCATAGACGCTTCGTACTCGGAGGAGTCTCTGGAGGCGGCCGAAAGAGAACTTCTGGAGTTGTACGACTCTATAAGCTCGCACCGGGCCGAAGACGCCAGGGGAATAACGGGACAGCACTGCAAGCGGTGCGAATACAGAGACATGTGCCCCTTCTTCAAGAACAGCCAGAGAAAGGTCTATTGGAACGGCGACCTGTCGTCTCTCTGATTTCGGTTCGATGGTCTGGGCACGAAGTGCCTGTCGTACCTCGCCTCTGGATTCTCTCTGTCGACCACCGGTATCGCGGACGGGTCGAAGGCCGAAGAAAGAAGCCAGGCGTGTGCGTTTTTCGTGAACACCTCGCTGATCGCGGAGAGCGGCGTGAAGAATCCGATCCCGTCGCCCGAAGATACGTCGGAAGTACCCCAACACACGCCCACAAGTAGCCCGTCGTCGGTGAGCAGCCCTCCACCCGACCTGCCCGGGCGCGGGCTGTTCAGCCTCGTTACGAGGTCGGCGCCCTCCGTGGACTTCACGACGACTTCGTAGCGCGCGACCTCTTTTCCTCCGTCGCATCCCATCGAGTTCAGGCGCATTCCGACCTTCGGAGAGAAACCCATCGAGATCGGAGCGAAGGAGCATTCCCAGTCTGGCTTGAACCTGAGTAGGCTGACGTCTTGTCCTCTCCTGTTGCTCCAGAATAGCACCTCTGCCTCGTAGGAGGCGGGAGAGGCCAGCCTGGGTCCATCCTGATACCAGGTGGTTATTTTGGCTCGCTCCATTCCGTTCGGGCTGTAGTCCATATCTCCGCTCCACAGGTGGCCGCAGGATATTACATAAGCCCATCCCGTTTCCCTGTCGTAATGGCATATGGTTCCGGAGCCCGCCGCGCCGTGGACGGAAATTCTCACGGAAACCATCAGCAGGTTCTGGAACCTCTCGTCCCTTTGCTCGTTTAGTATGCACGGGCTGTAGGAGCAGGACTCCCTGTATAGGGGGTGCTCAGGGGCGACGGGCGAAGCCGTCGCAGACGATGCCCAAGAGAGGGCTAGAATGATCCCCAGAAGCAAAATCCTTTTCATATTTTCAGCCTCCATGCCGTACTAGTTTTATATAGGTTTTACGATGTCCAATAATCTCGCCCTGTTCGTCACTCACCACGTATTTTTGACCGACCACGAAATCTCGCTGGCCGTTTGCGGTCGCTCGCTGCGGAAGATCGGACACTGCGTCCCCGTGTGGGTTGATGCAAAAACTGGCAAGACGACGGAGCCGGCCAAAGAGGTTTTTTGCGACTATCACTTGGCGGGGATATCGGAATCCTCCGGCGAGGTGAAATTGGAAGGCGACGCGACATTCAGAATCATGCTGCCGAACGCGGGTGCTTGGAAACCGCCGCAGGAGTTGGACTTCGCCGAAATGGCCGAGTGGACGAGCGAGATGAGGCTTGAATTTATGAAGCAGAGGGATGCATGGTGGTTCAACAACCCCAGGCCATCGGACTTCAAAGACCTTGCTCGTGGATACCTGCGTTTCGAGGTGAGGAAACAGGATTTGAAGCTGGGGCGCAGGAAGTACTCGGCACAGCACGTGGTCGAGATCGCGTCTGAAAAAAGGTTGCTTGACTCCCTAACAGCCTGAAAGCGACATGGCCATCCGTATGGATATTGTCTCCCCCGGAGACACGACGAGGTTCTGGCCTATGTTCGCGGACGATATGAGAATGGTTCCGCTTCCGTAGTCCACTCCTGTGCTCATGAAGATGTTCCGAACCGGACCCCACGACTCCGTGGTGGATGTGAACAAGACCGTCGGGCTGTTGGCCTGGTTGCCCGTCGGAGCAGACGTGACATCGAAGTTGTCGGATCGGATCGCCTGACGCTCGTAACCACCTGCGTCGGGCTCCAAGCCTTCCAGGGTGGCTATGGTGTCCGACGCCGAAATCGAACTCCTTGAGTCCAAGCCGAGATAGTACTGGTTCGGTATCTCGCCTCCCGCGAACAGAACTCGCAGTATGTAGTCCTCTCCAAGCACGTGCATCGTGTTAAGTATGTTCCGTTCCGTTCGCAGGACGCTTCCGGTGCGGGATGTATGCACCAGTTCGACTATACGCATGATTCCATTCCACTTCTTCATGACCTAATTTAGGCCCGCTGGCATCCTTTTTGATCGGAGGCGGTGCAGCATAAATAGGTCATGGAATTCAAGAGGTGGCTGGCGGAGGTTGGCATGGGGGGCGGAGGGCCGGGTTCTGGGATGGCGCCGCCGCTCCAGAGGCCCGGAGTGGAGGCCCTTGCTGATTATCAGGGCCCTGAGCAGACCGATCCCAGAAATCCCAAGGGGAAGCTGCCCCCGACAAAAAGGAAAATCAAGAAATGAGGTCAGCATTCGCATTTCTTCTGGTGGTGTTCGCACATGTGGCTCTGGCCTCTGATGGGGACGCGATCGCCAGGTACAAGGTGGCTACCGAGGATTTTTCGTCCGAAAAAGCCCACATCAACACGGTTGTGCCGGCATATGTGTCCTCTGGTCGGGACGAGCCGGTAGAGACGCTTCAGTGCCCGATACCCCGCTCCGACCGAGTGAAGAACTTCACGGGCATTCAGTGCGTGTGGTCGTCCATAGAGACGCTCGGCAGATGGGCGGGGGAGGAGAGGCTCATGATCCCTCCGCTAACCAGCAGGGCGCAATGCAAGAGTTACTCCGGCCCCGACAAGTCCGCAACGGTCATGAAGTCGTTAGGGGTCAGATTCTCGCAGACTTACGGCGACAAAAGGAAGGGCGTGGAGATGATAAGGGCTGCAATGGAGCAGGGTCGCGGAGCTCTTTTTGACGTCCCGGGCCACGCGATGGTGCTTGTGCACTTCGACGAGGCCGGGGACAGGGCTTGCTGGATCGACAATTCCGACGAGACGCTCAAGGTTCAGAAGAGCACGGTCGCGGCCTTCATGAAGAGGTGGGGGTCGTGGGTTCTAGTCATCTACGCAGAGCAGGAAATCGTGCAATATAAGGCATATGGGCCATTTATGCCCGTGATGGAGGCCGAACCTCCCTTTCTTCGACTCGAGGGAAATTTCGTGCCCCGTCCTCACTAAATAACAAAAATGAATCCCGAAGAGCTCAAAAGTCAGATAAGTCAGGTTGTTGACCTATGGGTCAGCGACATACTGCGTTCCAAGTTCCTCCAGAAGCCCGACAACCAGGAGAGAAGGAGCCTGTGGGACAAGTTCAAGCAGGGGATGACGAACTGGTGGTGGGGCAGGAACGGGGAAAAGTACAACCCCTACAGGTGGAGGAACAGGTTCGGCGACGAACTGGGGGTGTCCGAATCCTTCGATCCAGCCGTATTTACCTTGAACGAATACAAGAACATAAAGACTCTGGTTGATTCGGTCGAGGTCGGGTTCAACGAGTCCGAAGAGGGATTCGACAACCTTCGCCTTATGCAGATCGTTCGCTCCGCAGCCGAACGTCTAAAGGAAATGCTTTTCGACGCACTGCGTGGCAGAGTGCAGGCCGCCGAACAGCCGGCTCAGGGGGCTCCATCTGCCGAACGGCCGCCGCAGTCACGACCAAGCCCCCGCACAGGGCTCGTACAGGATCCCAAGGCGACATCTGGTGGTTCGGGAGAATCTTCTGACGGTGGTCAGGAAGGAGCCATGGGACTCGTTAAGGCCTCCGCAGTTGGAAGCACGGAGGCTGACTTGTCGTCTAGACCCAAGAGGAAGAGCGACCGCGCGAAGATCGAAGATGGCGCCCGCGAGGTCGCCGCGATGCCGAAGTCGGAGCTGAAGCCCGAAGCCACTTGGCTTAACCTAAAAAACCAAGTCAAGAAGGAAAAGCTCCCTCATGTAATCGCTTGGATGGCAATGAAGTCGCACAAAAACCCGCTTGATGACGAAGAAATCAAGGGAGAACTACAACTGGCGCTGGGGAAGAAGGTCGACCTTGGAATCCGCGGTGCGGGCAAGATAAAACTGAAGAGTTACCTGCAGCAAGTTCTTGACGATAAGTTCGAAAAGATGATGTCGCTTTTAGGTGTGGAGGTCGCGGGCTCCATCGGCTCCGCCGCACGGGAGCCCGCAAAGCGAACCAACCCCCGAACCGTTCCGCTCAAAGCGCCCAAAAAGACGCCCGAAAAGAAAGAGCCAGAGAATTCAAAGCCAGCGGCAGATCCAGTCAGTGAGCCCCCGGCCCGCGAGCCCAAGCAAGAACCAGAGGGCGGCGACGACGATCAACTCAAGGGCTACCTCTATGAGGGCGATCGCCCAAAGACGATAAATTCTGTCATGTCGCTCCTCCGCGACTTTGTCAAGCAAATCGGTCATGAGAGGAACAAGGTAGATGATGTGAGGAGTTGGTGGTCTTCGGAGATCAAAAGACTGGAGGGCATTCCGAAGGCCGACAAGTTCGAATACCTAGAGGCAGCCATCTTGGGGTCGGGCGAGTATGTCGACGCTATCGCCAAGGCGGTGGGCATGTCTTCTGGCGACCTGCGCAACAAGATGAAAGATTTCTTGGGTTCGGAAGGCGCCGCTTCCAAAACCACGCCTTCCGACGAAAAGACCGCAGACGAGGTGGACGAGTCTCTAGGGATCGACTCGTATTTGATGACCGACGGCAAGCCACACGGCCTAGAAAGGACTTTGAATCTCATCGGGCGTTTTATGAACAATCCAATGGCCCTCATCAATGTGGGTCAGGACGACGCTCGGGTAAGAAGACTTGCAGAATGGTGGGACAGGGAGAAAGAGTCAATATCTAAAAATAGCGACCCCATGGGATACATCAAGAAAAGTCTTACGGAAGACAAGTCGTGGTTCAAGTCCGTTGGAGAAATATTAGGTAAATCGCCAGATTTCGTCAAGAATATTATGGCTTCTCATATAAAAAGAAAATCGAATCGATAAGAGCCTTGGAAGATTAGATCAAGAGCTCTCCCAGTCGTCTTCGTCTTCGTCTTCGTCTTCCCAATCATCTTCGTCTTCGTAGTCGTCCCAGTCGTCCTCGTCCTCGTCCTCCCAATCTTCATCTTCGTCGTCTTCTTCATCTTCGTCGTCTTCGTCGTATTCGTCGTCTTCTTCATCTTCGTCGTCTTCTTCATCTTCGTCGTATCCGCGCCAATCATCGGCATCGTCGTCTTCATCTTCATCATCCTGATCGTCTTCAAGGATTTCCTCGTAGTCTTCTTCGTCCTCATCGCCGTAAGAAGCTTCCTCCCAACTCCATTCCGCTATGTATTGGAGACGAGACGGCTCATGCGGACTTTCTGATGTCTGATCGGACTTTGCGCTTGCAGAAGCCCACTCTTCATACCACCCAGTGCCGTATATGTCATCGGCAGACTCTTCGAAATCCTCTCTGAAGTGCATCCTTTGAATGTCTCCTTTAGGGCTTTAAACTTACCAATAGAATCTAGCTGAGTCAAGGCCGGTTTAGGGCTTTGGCGGTCGTTATGTATGCGCCTCAAACTCTTTTCAGCGCATGAATTTACGAACCAGTTTGCCTCCCGACTCCTCCCACATGCCGTCGGACAGGGCCTGGGCGACGCAAGCCGCGGAGGCCAAGCGGGCCTCTTTTGGGTCGTGCACGACCTCGTCGACCAGCTTGCCTGACGGGTCGAATTCGTAGTAGGAATCCGAGGCGATCTCCACCTCTAGGTCTGGGCTCACATTGAGCACAGAGACGACTGGCAGGTCTGATATCTTGGCGTATTTCGGCTCCCTGACCGCCACGATCGCGCCTCCGCCCTTCGTTTTGACGACCTTGTCGCCCCGATTGAGGCCGACGAGAACCTCGGCCCAGGACTTCGAAGAAAGCGCCTTGATTTCGTTGGGCTCCACTATCTTCCAAGCCACAAACACTTCCCGGAAAATGTTCGATATGTCCGCGCCTTGATCTTTTGCGCAGGCCACCATGCATTTCGCCGCGGCCGAATAGTACTTGGGCGTTCTGGGGGTGAGGGGCACGGCCTTGAGCAGGACGGAAAAGCATATGTCTCTGGCCTTCTTGAACGCCACGGACCTCGCGTCTCCTTTGGCCACAAGGGAGTCATAGACCTTGGTGAATGCGTTGTACCAGGCTGCCGAAAAAACCCTTCCGAAGCTGTGGCACTCCGCCGCTAGCTTGTTGTTGGATGTTTCGGCGGGAAGCTTGGACGGGTCGACGTACAGGAAAAGCTCTCTGGCGGGGTCGCGCAAGGCGTTGGGGAGGTAGGACGGGTCTTGGTGACGGCCCTTATGAGTTCGCCGACCTCTTCGGCAAGGCGGGAGGCGGAGTTGGAGAGCCTCAGGTCGCCGCCCGTTTCCTTGAGTACCTTTTCTATCACCGCGTCATAATTCATGAGATTGAACATCGCCACGATGTCGGAGAACGCCTCGTGGAACGACCATATCTCGAGAGCCTGGACGCTCCAGAAGTCGGGTCTCATAGAGTCGAGCACGGCGTGTCCCAGTTCGTGCGTCACTATGTCCGAGGAGTCTGCGAAGTATGTGTTTTTGCCCCTGTAGTTGTAGTAGAAGAACCTGAGGGAACGCCTGTCGTAGTACGCGTTCATTTCTACCCCGGCCGCCGGAATCACGGAAAGAGAGCTGGTGGCCGCCCACCGCTGCAGGGGCGACTTCAGCAGGGCCTGGATCGCGTTTATGCAGGATCCCACGGAGATGTGGCAGTTGAGGGCCCTTCTTTCGCTGGCGTTTTTTGGCTGCGGCGACAGGCCTTGAACCGAGTATTTCAGAGCCCCAATGGCGGGCGGCTGGACGTTCGCTACCAGGTCGGGGGTGGTGGGGTCGTTTATCACGAAGCCTCCAACCATGTTGACCAGTTCCGCGCGTATCTTTGCGAGGCGTCCCGCCTCCGTGGTTTTCTTGAGCATGCTACCTCCTTGTGGCTCTAAACATATATACGCAACTAGGAGGTGCATAATGATGGATTCCTTCCACTCGCACGAAAGAGCGTTCATCGGACGAATAGGGGAGAAAGAATGGAGGGAATACAAGAGATTCGCCTTCAGGGACGACATGCTGAAGCTGAGCGTGGGAGTCGTGCTCGGAAGCGCATTCAACAAGGTGGCAAACAGCATTTCCGACAACCTCTTGATGCCCGTTCTGTCGTTCCTCGCGCTTGATGCCGGGGAGGCCTGGAGGGACTGGTCTTGGAGTCCTCTGGTCGGCCTGAACTTCAGGCTGGGGCGGGTTGCGGGAGACGGGTTCGACTTTCTTATCGTTTCGGTCGCCCTCTATCTCGTTTATGTCAAGATGGCCGGTTTTGGGCCGAAAGAGCCCCCTCCATGCAGGCGGTGTCGCCTGTGCATGGAGTGCGTGAACCCCGAGGCGGTCAAATGCAGGTCTTGTGGAGGAGAACTAGATGGCGTCGAAAGAAGAGATCGAGTCGAGGATAAAGGAACAAAGGACGGCGGAGGCGAACAAAAAAGGACTGATGGGTCAAGGAGGAAAGATCGGAACCGTGCTTCGGATGCTGGGAAGTCCGATAGTCGGCCAGTCGGAAGACGTCGCGTTCCTCGATCTCGAGGGAAGGGGTGACGACCCGACTGGGTCGCCCATGATGGACCTGCCGGTCGCATACCTAGAAGGGGTCATGAGGCCCGAGGGCGTCGAGTGGGGGGACATAGCAGACGCCGTCCCGGTTTCTACGAGGACAGCCGGAATGCACTTCGACGGCCTCAGTCGATCGATGCATCTTGAGATAATCTACAAGGACGAACCGCCGGAATTGAGCGTCTATCACAGGGGCCACTTGGTCTACAGAGAAGTCCAAGGCGACCTCGTCTGCTATGTGCCGCTAGACGAGTGGGAGGAGTGGGTGTCGTCCCTCTTCAAGACGGCGAAAAGAATTCAAAGGGAGTCCAAGGAACTGGAGTTCAAGGAGAGGGTTCAACAGGCCGACGAGTCAAAGCAGTCTTGGCTCAGGCACATCGCATCCCGATGGGGAATCACATGAAGAAAAGCACATACGCCAACGCGGCGACCTGAACGAGTATGATCGCGCCGAACACATAGATGCTCTTTTTGATTCCCGATATCTTCTTCTCCACGGCGGCCCTCATCGGAGAAGCCACCGACTGCACAGAGGCCTGTCCGCCTCCCGCACAGAGGTTCTCGACGACGCTGCTTACCACCTCGCCGGTTGTCTCGTCAAGGGTCTGCGTCTCGCGCTCGCAGACGCAGAGCCTCTCGATCACGCGTTGAGACAGGCGCTTCACGGCCTTGGGCTCGACGTAGACCTCCGTGACCTTTGTGCGGGCGTCTGGGGCCATCTCGACCTTCTCTGCCTTCCTGCCGTCGTCAAGCGTGAACTCTGTCATTTTAAGTCTCCTTGTTTTGATCCGAGAGTATTTATGGGCCGGCGAAAAAATTTGCGGACACAAAAAGCAGGGGGTCGATTGGTCTTTTGACCAATCGACCCCCTCAAGACCGCGTCGGGCGGGATTTCAGGCTCCGTGGACGACCAGATCAGCAAGCGTGTGCTTGCTGAGCGTGGTCCGAGAAGAGCCACGGATGGTTGCCATCTCGCTCTTCTTGAAGCTCTTGACGGGGGCGTCCTGGAGGCGGGCGCAGACTGCGTTGCCCCTCCGCAGGACATATCCCTTCACGATGTTGCCCTTCACCTCCGTGACCGCGAGGGTCGTCCGAACGGGCTTGCTGTGGGTTCCCTTGTAGAAGAACTTCCAGACGGGAAGGTTCCTGATGAGGCAAAAGTCATTGGTCTTCGACATTTTTGAACTCCTTTCTTTTAAGTTCAGGTGTGTGGTCACATTCTAACAAAATCTAAGCCGCTGTCAACGTCTTCCTTCAAGCATCTCCAAGATGTTGTCGGCGTCCGCTCGGCTGTCGAGAATCTGGTCTTCCAGGAACAACGCGACATACATCCCGTCGACGGAGTCCTCGGGCGACGAGGCCGCCAGCTCCTCGGCCTGCGCATGGCGCAGGACGTAGTTCTGCACGACTTGATCTTCAAGCGCCAGCGCGGAACGGAGGATTTCCGCTGGGTCCGACGACTTGACCTGAAATTCCCCGACGGCACTGGGGACTGACGGGTCTAACCCGCGGCGGGTCGCGATGCCGTGAATCAGCCTGCGGAACTGTTCGATGTGCTTCATTTCCCCGGAGGCCTGCTCCAGGAAGAACTCCGACATTTCTTCGCGGTGCAGGCCACGCACGGTGGTGGCGGCCTGCATGTAGAAGTGCCAGTGTGCGTACTCATTCGCCAGGTCGACCTTCAGGAGGCCAACCATCTCGTCAATCTTCATTTTCAATGTCCTTTCTTGGGCTGAACTTGGGCTCTCCTTGTCCGTCGAAGCCAACTATGCTGACCGAGCCGGACAAGAAATTCTTCCACAGTATTTCGCCGATCCTAACGGATCCGCACCACTGTATGACCTTGAATATGTCGTCCAGTTCTTTGATGTCCTGGAGTACGCATGCGGCGATTATGTCGTCCATCTCCTCGCGCGAGAGAGAAACATACTTGCCCTCCTCCTCGCACCAGTGGAGGTCGTCGGCGGGTATGATGTTGTTGATTACGTATTTATACATGAAATGCCCTTGTGGGCACATCATATTAGAAAATGCGAGATAAATCAACTCCGGCGCTCGCGGCGGGACTTCCATTTTTCCCACCCGTGCTTCGTAAAGAACGCGGCGGTCGCGTACAGGACGCCCCCGGCCACGGTTCTGACGAGCCATGCGATCAACGCGCAGCTTGCAATGCTGACGGCAACAAATCGCCTCTTCAATTGCGTCCCTCCCTAACTAGATATCTAGAGATGGAAAATGGAAAAAACGGAGTACCAGAGGGGCTTCCCTACCCGAAGGAGCCCTTCGAGGACTTTTATTTCAGATTCAAGAACACTTCGGAGATGGTCGAGGACCCAGAGTGGTCGTCCATATACGCGACCTACTACAGCCTCACGCCGTACGAGACCGACATACCCATCGGGGAGAAAGTCGAGGACTTGAACTCGTTCTCTGCGGACAAGCAGATCGCCGAGGTCACGAAGTGCGCCAGAAATTTCTTCTACTGGTGTCATCGGTATGTGAAAATCCTTCACCCCAAGTTCGGCACGATACCCTTCGTCCTGTACAAGTACCAGAGGAGGGTGATCGAGGAGTACGGGCGGAACAGGTTCAACATGATCAGCAAGTTCCGCCAGGGCGGACTCAGCACCGTCAGCGTGCTATGGGGCCTCCATAAGTGCATGTTCCAGAAAGACCAGCAGATATACTTCCTTTCCAAGACCGACCGCGAGGCGCTCGCCTCCGGCGACATAGCCAGAAGGGCGATGGACAACTTCCCCTACTGGATGTACGACTCGTCCGCCGCGGACATCACGAAGCACGAGAAGTCGTTCAACGACATAGGCTCGAAGATGTGCTTCTATACGCCGGAGGCGGCGCGAGGCAAGTCCGCGACCTACATCATGATCGACGAGGCCGCGTTCATCGACAAGATGGACGAGCACTGGAAGGCCATGTACCCCGTGATCGCGACGGGCGGACACATCGAGATCATCTCGACGGTCAACGGCCTTGGCAACTGGTACGAGGAGACCTACCACGAGGCCACGGCGGGCAAAAACTTCTTCAATGTGATAGACCTGGACTACTGGGAGCACCCTGTCTACGCGAACCCCGAGTGGGCCGAGGCGATGCGGGCGAACCTCGGCGAGAAGGGTTGGAGACAAGAGGTTCTGCGCGACTTCCTCGGCTCGGGGGACACCTACATATCGACAAACGTCATAAGCCAGTACGACAGGGCCTCGAAGTCTTCTCCTCCCGTCAGGACGACGTTCGCCAAGTGGGCGAACGAGGAACAGAAGGGTCAGGAATGGGGCGACGGGGCTCTCTGGATATGGCGGGAGCCGATGGAGGGGCACGAATACATCATCGGCGTCGACTGCGCGGAGGGGGTGGGCAAGGAAGGCGACAACTCCTGTTTCCAGGTCATCGACGCATCCAGCATGGAACAGGTTGCGGAGTTCTACAGCAACCTTGTCCCGCCGAATGTGTTCGCCCAGATCATCCACCAGATAGGGATATACTACAACACGGCGACCGTGGTGGTGGAAAACAACGCCATCGGAAGTGCCGTGATTAGCACACTCGGCAACGACCTCGGGTACGAAGCCGTGTACTACGAGAACAAGAAGACCTCCTCGCGGCTGGGGATCAAGGTCACGCCGTCGAACAGGCCGGTTCTGCTCGAGGCGATGCAGAGCCGTCTGATGAACGGGAGCGTGAGGGTGAACAGCCAGAGGCTGGTGTCCGAGATGAAGACGTTCATCTACAGCCCGCAGAAGAAGAGAGCCGAGGCGATTCGGGGCAAGCACGACGACGCCATCATGGCCCTTTGCCTCGCCCTTTACGTGCGTGACGAGCGTCTGCGGGGATTGCCACTAGACGTCGAGTACTCCGAGGGAATGGCGAACTTGTCGAGGGGCGGCCCGATCGAGGAAATCAAGAAGGAAATCATGGAGGGCGGGGTAGATAGATGGATGGAGTTTCGGATAGAAGACGCGAGGCAGGACGATCAGGAGCCTTCTAGAAGAAACCCACTGCTCAAGGAGTTCGGCTGGTAGAGTTCATGGAAAAGCACAAGGAAATCAAAAGACTGATAGAGCGCGCCTTGGCTTCGTGCACTGGCTATCGCATGCGGGAGGTAAGGCTTCGCCTTGAGAGCTCCTTGGCGGCGTTGGGGCGCGTCGAGGCCGAAAGGAAGACGAGTCAACAGCCCTCAAGACCGCAGTGGTTTCTTGACCTGTCTAGCGGCTCGCTGCGCAATCTCACCCGCAGTCAGGCGAGAGACGCCATAAGCAAGATCGAACAGATGATCGGCGACGAAAGAAAGAGAATTTCTTACGGCAACGAAGATGTAATCATGGGATGAAGCGTACGGAAAGACAACCAAGAAGGTACCCCAGCAAATAAGCCGCGGCACACACAGACCCGAAAAAAATCGATTTTGTCATTGTGGTATAAACGAATGGGTTTACCATCAAGACGGTAGTCTTTGGCTGATCTTTGCCACTCCCCATTCTGACCCCTTGTTCGCCACATAGTCTTGTCTTATTGCCGCATCCTCGCATATGTTCTTGCTCAGATCCATCGTCTCCCGTATGTCCTTGAGTTGGCAGTTCGCTGTTCTGACCTCGTTGGAATGGGCGATGCAGGAAAGGACCGGCGGGGCGACAAAAAGCTCCAGCCTGTTGTGCATGCGAACCCTGAACTGGTAGTTGGTGTCGTCGTACCCCCAGCCTAGGTTTATGCTCTCGTCGTAGCCGTTGACGGAATAGAAGTCCTCCCTCGTCGCCCCAATGAATCCCGCGCATCCGTTGTTTCCGTTCGCATCCTCGCTTGCGAACGACATCACTATCCTTTTGTTCGCGAAAGACCGCTCGACGAACTCGCAGAACCCATTCGGCATCGTGATGTCCGAGTCGAGGTTGCACAGGATGTCGCCTCCCGCGGCCCTGTGGGCTATGTTCTTGGCGTGTGCGGCGACCCAGTACCGAGGCTCGTCGGTTCTCAAGAAACGAAGCATGCCGGAATCAAGGTAGGAAGACAGATTTTCTGAAACCCACTTGCCCACTTCGTCCTTCCCTCCGTAGTCGAGAAGCACGAACTCTACGTTGCCGTACGACTCGCACGCCTTCAGGTTCTTGGGGTAGGTCTCCTTGAGGTGGAAGAGTCGATCCATGCACGTGGTGCAGAAGGATATTTTCAAGCGTTCTCCTTGAAGAAGCCCACCACGGAAGCGCGACAGTGATCGCCCGCGTCTGCGTCCACCCTGTTTATGCTGTGCCATACGCCGGCCCTCGTCAGCACCAGCCTGTTTGGCTTGCAAGTCACGTAAGTTCCTATGCCGTAGGTGGCAAGGAAGCCGTCCTCGTACCTGTGGTCAAGATGGGGGTGAACGAAGTTCTCTTCGCGAGGCGTCTTGGCGAGGAGCAGTTCGCCGCCCCAAGTGCTGGCCCATTCGGGGTGGACATAGTATATGACGGCCCCTGTGTACCCTTGGTCGTTGTGCCAGGAAAGCTTGGTGCCCCGCGGGTAGAGGTAGGCCCTGACGGTCAGAGCCGCCCAGTTCGGCACAAGCGAAGGATGGGCCTTGGCCACGTTTGTGAACATCACGTTCATGAGGTCGATGTAGTTGCCGTAAGGGCACCCCGAAGCGTCGTAGTTCTTGCCGCCGATGCATGTCCCGTCTGTGAGCCGCCAGACCTTCGACCACCCGGATATGTGAGGCATGAGGTACTCCTCCTGCTGCACGGCAGTCCAAAGCGCGTCGAACTGGGTTTTCTCGAGCACATCGTCGTACACGACGAAGTCTTCAGTCTCCATCAATTTTATCATTCGATCGACCCAATCCGATGCTTTTAAGGTAGTAGAAGTATCTGTCGTAGGCCTGCTGGCACTCCTCGACGACCGCCTCGGAACACAGTTCCGCTTCCGGGACGGTCGCCTGCACCGACTGAAGCGGGGCGGACAGGCCCAGGAACTCGTGAATTATACTCATGCTTGATTCTCTAGCAAGGTCGTCCCAGGTGACCAAGAGGGAGTGTTTCGACCTCCTTGCCATCTCGCAGATCCGCCGCAGCCTGAACCTGTAGTAGGAGGATGCCCCCTTCTCGTTGTACCCGTGACGCAGTATCTCGTTGAGGGAGTGCCTTGCGGGCCTGATGACGAATATGTTCATGAACATCCCGTACAGCCTTCTGCTCGACATGGACGCGTTGAACAGCAGGTGGTCGCCGTACACGGCGGATGCGTCCCTGCACTTGTGGCCCAGCCGGAACAGCCACCTGACGCCCGAGGGGCTGTCGTACCTCGCCCCCGACTCCCTTATTTCGCACCTCGGGTCGGAGTTCAGGGCGGCCACGAGGCTTCCGGAACCTGATCCGAGATGACTAACTACGAAACAGACCTTTTTCAACGCGTATCGCCCCTCCGAAGCTACCTTAATGGAGCGGCGTCCAGCAAGAATCAGAGAGGGAATAGATGGCGTGGTGGGATTTCTACAGGCTTTGGACTTACCAGTTCGAGAAGGGACCACTTGAGAAGCTCGACAACCGCAATCTGACGGGTGCGGGCGTCGTCGTGCCCGACGCCATGCCAGACCTCCGCAGCGACGCCTACGGCGACGCGAGGAGTCAGATCAGGCTCCACGACAGCAACGACTTCATCGACCTGAGCACCGTCACAAACCGCCAGAGCCGATACAAGGAGTACGAGAGGCTCAGGAGCGTGGCGGAGGTCGAGATGGCCATGACCGTCATCAGCGACGAGGCCTGCGTCCACGGCGACACCCGTATCTCCACCCTTTTCGACGGACAGAAGACCATACGCTGGCTCACCGAGAGGTGGAAGAAGAACCCCAGTCCGTTCCTGGTCTACTGCTGGGACTTCTCCAAGGAGGACTACACACTCGGGTGGGCCTACGAACCCAGGATCGTCAAACGGGACAAGACCGTGAAGGTGCTGCTGGACGACGGCACGAGGTTCGTGGTCACGCCGGACCACAGGATACTCACACGCGACCAGAGGTGGGTGGCCGCCGGCGACCTGAAGAAGGGCGACGAGCTCATGCCGTTCTACCGCCTGCAGCCGAACAAGAAGCTGAATAGGCTGCGTACGGGCCAGTTCCCCAGAATATTCACGTTCGACGGCTGGAAGCACGAGAGGCAGTTCATAGACGAGTGGAAGGGCGAGGGGGAGCGGTACGGAAAGGTCGGGATGGCGACGAAGCTCCTCGCCTCGGGGTTCAGCACCAGGAAGGTGGGGAGCATCATGAAGCACTCCTGGAACAGCGTCAGGGACTGGATCGGCAAGGAAGGGTTCAACACCAAGGAGCTCAAGTGGCTCGGGCGGATGAACGACAGAAGGCGCGTGGTCGGCGTGATAGAGGGCGAGGACGCCGAGGTCTACGACCTCAGCGTAAGGGAGCACGAGAACTTCTGCACCGACGGCGTGGTGATGCACAACTGCCAGAAGAACGACAAGGGCGACATCTTCAGGATATCGTGCGAGGACGAGCAGGTTCGCAAGGAACTCGAGTTCCTTTGCTTCAACAGGAAGATGCTGAACCTGAACCGCAGGGCGTGGCAGATGGTAAAGAAGCTGTGCATATTCGGCGACGCCTTCTACGAGCTGGTGACGGATCCGGAGGAGCCCAAACAGGGCGTGCTGAAGATGCAGGAGCTCCCTCCCGACAGCATGTTCAAGATCGTAACCACGAAGGGGCGGGTGGTCGAGTACCAGCAGAGCAAGGAGGGCCCCGACTACCAGGCCCTCACGAGGAGCTCCGTCACGACGGCTTCGGAGCAGGAGCTCATGCAGTCCAATGCGATAAGGTTCGCCCCCAGCCAGGTGATCCACATATACCTCGGCGACGACAGGAGGACGTTCTACCCCTACGGGCAGAGCCTCATGGAGCCGGCGAGGGGGCCGGCCCACCAGCTGCGTCTGATGGAGGACGCCATGCTCGTGTACCGGCTCGTAAGGGCCCCGGAGCGCAGGATATTCTACATCGACGTCGGGCAGCTCCCGCCGTACAAGGCCGAGGCCTTCGTGGAGAGGATGAAGGACCAGTTCAGGAAGAAGAAGGTGCAGACGGGACGCGGAACCGGGGCCAACGCCGTCGACGAGAGGTGGCACGCCCCGGCGGCCGACGAGGACTACTGGATACCGATCCGCCCGAACGCAAACACGAGGATAGAGACGCTGCCCGGCGCCCAGAACCTCGGAGAGATCGACGACGCCATCTACTTCAGGAACAAGCTCTTCACCGCCCTGAACTTCCCGAAGAACTACATGAACAACGAGGACGCGGGGGCGACGAGGATAACGCTCAGCGCCCAGGACGCAAGGTTCGCGAGGATGGTGGAACGCATACAGTCGAGCGTCGAGGACGGCATCCTTGAGATATGCGAGAGGCACCTCGAGATGAGGGGCTTCCCGGCGGAGGCCTACGAGGATCTCAAGATCGAGATGACCCCGCCGAGCAGCTGGAAGGAACTGAGCGAGGCAGAGATCATGAACAACAGGATCAGCGTGGTCACCTCGCTCAAGAGCAGCATGCTGATGAGCGACTTCGACCTTCTCACCCGATACATGCGGGTGTCTGAGGAGGAGGCTCAAAGGATAATCAGCCGCAACAAGATCCAGAAGCTCGAGGATCTCAAGATACAGATCATCGGCCAGAACCCGCAGCTCCTCGGCGTGGGTGTGCCTGGCTCCGACTCCGGGGGCCCCGAGATGGGCGCGGAGATGGGCGGGCCGACGCCAGACATCGGCGGGGACCAGCCCCTCGGCATGGACGGGCCGCCTGAAGGTGGTGGCGAGCAACCAGAGCTAGAGGGACTACCGAAAGAAGAGGGCGACGAGGCGCCGCCGGAGCTCCCCGATCCGACAGACGAGGAGATCAAGAAGTACGACCTCGGCGTTGAGGACTACAGCAGGGTGATCGACCAGGAGGACATCGACTGGAGCGAGGAGGGTTAGGATCGCAGCCGAAAAGACCTAGCTGAAAAGGCGTAAAACAGGAGGCAAAAATGGGATTCGATTATGAGACGCCCGAGATGGTGAGCAAACCTATGGCGGGCGGAGGCGGAGGCGGAGGCGGAGGAAGAAACAAATTCGGCTCTCCCGAACCGCCCGACCCCAACAAAAACAACAGAGACCTTAAGTTCAAGCCCGAAGCCTTCAAGACATGGCTCGGCAACAGGATAAGGAAGCAGAAGTGAATTCAAGAAACAGGATGGGATAAAAAAGTCGTTCGCACTTGATGCGTTCTGGATTGCGCAACAGGGCTATAATCCGGCCGCGGCCGGGGGAGGGCCGAATGGAAGAGTGGCGTATCGTTTGCAAGATCGCGGAGATGAGGAGCTACATAGCGAGCGACTGGCCGGGCGTACAGGAGAGGAAGAATCTCTACAAGGCGGTGGCCGAACTAGAAGTTGAACTAAAGAGGATTAGGGATGATGCCGAAAAGGCCAAGTCGAAAAAAGATAAAGAGGCTTGAGAGACAGAGCAGGTTGAGGGACAGATTCGAACTCTGGGTCTGTCGCCACAACCACAAGATGGAGCTCGTGCGAACCCTGACCAGCGTAATGGGGCTGGTGGTCTCGTCCATAGTCATGATGAAGGTTTTCGGCATAATTTGATTTGTCGACGCGAATGCGACGCGTATTGTTGTGGAAAATAGTGCTTCCAAAACATATGCAATTGCCATCGGCCTCCTTCTAAATAACATAAAAGGAGGCCGTATGTTTTCCAGCAGCAAACTGGTGTTCGCCTGTGATTTGAATCAGAATTCCTCAAACCCGAACAATCCAGGCGACGACTGCAATCCGGCCTTGTTCGACCAGAATGGATACCCACAGACATGCGGACTCTGGTATGTGGAGCTGCCGAGCATGCTACAGTCGGTCGTGATAGAAGGAATCCAAGGGATCGACCCGCAGAGCGTATACACGCAGTGCGTGTTTTCGACTGATTCTCAAGGGCAAGCCCTGAAACAGTGCATAATGTACTTCACAGACTCAACATTCGGTTTTCAGCCAGGGATTCCCGCGGCCAACCGCACTGTCGCCGTGAACCTCTCGACCGGAACCCTATCTAGAGGGGCCATAAGCCTGCTTTTGACCAACGATCCCACGGATTTCGAATGCCCACTGGGCACCTACTTCACCGGGGGCGGAAACTACGGATCTGGCACCTGCCTGGCAATCAGATGCTGCGGTGGCCCATGCGCGTCCAGCGGTGATGCATCAAGGTGCGGCACATGCAGACTTGGCACTTGTTGAGGACGGCCTGTCGCCAACGCGAACAAAAAGCGCCTTCGCCATTATTTGGCGGTTATCATACTTTCACCCTGAAAAACATTGATTATTCCGCCGCAATACATAAATAGGGCATGTTTGCATTTAGGGAATGGCTCATGAACGAGGCCGCCATGGGCCCCAACAGCATCCGTTACGACGCCCAAGGCAGGCCGAACTTCCGAGTTTACATAATGAACGACGGCGGACTCGTAGGCCTTGAGACGCTGCAGAATGGCCAATACAAGTTCGCGGGAGACATGTTCAGCAACATCTTCGGGGACTCAAGCCTATTGAGGGGCCGAAAGATATTCAACTGGCATTCCGACCTCCCCGAGGGTTCGGGCTACGGCCCAATGTTCTACGACATATGCATGGAAATCGCGACGATCAAGGGAGGTCACCTCGCCTCCATGACGCTCGTGAATCGACTCGCGCTCGTAAGTTCGGGGAAGGACTTCGACTACGAACAGTCGAAAGAGAGGAAGGGCGCCTCCATGGGCGACACGAGCGACAGGGCGGAGCCGATCTATAAGTTCTATTACGAGAAGAGGGGCGATGTCGAAAAGGTCGACCCCGGTGTCAGGGTGGCCAAGCTGCGAGCCGCGGCGGACAGGGCGGGGATACCGAAAACCCAGCAGAGCAACCTGAAGGGCCATATGGTCGGAGGCGTTGTGGTCTCCGTCAACAGCAGGAAAGTACGCCTGACGCCCGATGAGGCCGAGAACTTAAAGTTCGCCCAGGAGTTAGCAAGGAGAATGGGCAACTAGAAGCCGACCTTGTTCTCCTGCTTCTCGACATGGAAGTTGTCGTCGGGGTTATATATCTCCGCGAGCGTCATGGGGCCAGATGCCCTTCTCCCGTCGCCGACCCTCTCCAAGACCCTGTTCGACGCCTCTTCGGAGAGCGGGCCGAAGTGGTGCTCCACGAGCAGCCTGCCCTTCCTGACGAGGGCGGAGTCGATCCTCTCCCTGTCTATGTTGAAGGTCGCGATCACCATGACGTTCAGGCAGTCGCCGAGGATGCCGTCCGTGATGTTCAGGATGTTGCTGATGGCCGTGTTGTCCTGCTCGTCGCGGGCACGCAGCACCTTCTCCGCGTCCTCAAGCAGAAGGACGCAATCCCTGTGTCTCATGATGAAGGTGAGAAAGTCTGGGCTGGTCAGGTGGTCCGCCGCCCCGCTGGACAGGTAGATGACCTTCCTCGTGGTCTTGGTGGTGAGGTACTTGATGAAGGTGCTCTTGCCCGTCCCCGGGTCGCCCGACAGCAGCACCAGGCCGTTCTTGTCGGCGGACAGCTCGCCGACGATCTTGTCGAACTTCATGGAGGCCTCGGCCCCGTAGTTCAACTCCAGGTCGACGCCTGCGCGAGGGAGCTTGACGTTGAACCTCTGGAGCATGAGCATGCCGTCCATGCTGCACAGGAGGTGGACGTTGCCCTTCCTCTTGCGTTCGGACTCCCGCGATATCAGGCGCAACGCCGAATCAAGCTCCCAGGGGCGGGAGTAGACTATCTTGCATCGGTAGCCTTCCCCGACTTCTTCCCGCTCGTCGTTGCCGTCCTCGCCTTCGTCGTCGTCGTCCCTTTCGGAGAACTCGAAGCGGTGGATTAGCCCCTCCTTCCTGAAGAAGTAGACCAGGGCGCCCTCCAGTTGGTAGCACGCCTCGGACGGGGCCACCACCTTCTGTCCCTTCACGAGGCGCTCCGTCTCGCAGAGGAAAATCCTCCTGGCGCCAGCCTTTTCAAGGGCCTCCAACGAGCAGGGCTTCACCAGATTCGCGAACTCGTACATATCCGGGTGGGACCCGAACTTCTCCATGTAGTAGTACAGGAGGTTGAAGTACGTGCCGTAGTCGGAGGGCGAGGCCTTGCGGGCGAATGGGTTGAAGTCCTTCTTCATGGACGAGGATTGTAAGCGCAAAGGAAGAAAAACGCAACACTTGCTACGAAACCTCGGTTAATAGGCATAACTACCCTACATCCGCGAGTTGTAGGGTGCCGCCAATTAAAAAACGGAGGCAGAAGCATACATAGTACCTAGCTCCGGCTTTCCAGAGCGGCAGCAGAAGAATCAGGAGTAAATAATGAAAAGAAAACTGATCGAGTTCGAAGCCTTCCGCAAGATCAGGGAGGGCTCGCTTTCCAACACGCAGACCGAGCTTGAGGCCGCCGCGCCGCTGCTCGCCGCCGCCCTAGAGGTCGACGGGCTCGCGCTAGAGTCGTTCGACACGGAAGGGGCGCTCTTCGAGTCGCCCTCGGGCGAATTCGTACACGCAAACTACGCCATCCGCAACGGATTCGTGCAGTTCGACAACGTCGAGCAGCTCGTCCTCAACGAGGAGACGGAGGCCAAGGCCAGCCGTGAAATCCTGTCCGGCATGCTTGACGCGCTCATCGAGAGCGACGAGGCCAAGGCCGACGCCCTGTTCGGCGAGTGGATGGGCCTCCCGAGGACCAAGGGCCTCTTCAGCGAGGCCAGGAAGCTCCGCAGCGCGCCGAAGTACAAGACCGTGGGCGGGAAGAAGAAGATCGTCGGCTACCGCAAGGTGCGCTGGAGCGACACCCCCAAGCACCACGAGAGCAGCAGCAAGACACTCAAGAGGATGCGGAGCAAGAAGATCAACAACCGCAGGATGCCCCCGGGGCTCAAGAAGTTCCTCAAGATGAAGCGCTCGCAGGTAAACCGCTCGATCGGCAAGAGCATGAAGGAGTGGACCGTCATCGCGGAGAACGTGCTCGGGTTCGTCGACCTCCAGGTCAACGGGCCGGACGTCAACCGCGTCGAGGTGCTCCGCAAGTACGGCGAGATCGCATCCGTCAGGGTTCCGACCGTGGCCCTCCGCAACGAGGCCAGAATCCTCAAGTTCGACTGGAAGACCATGAACACCGACGTCGCCATCAAGAGACGCGACAGCAAGAGAATGCACGAGAGCGAGGAATTCGCCAAGACGGCCTCCGACCTCCGCAAGCTCAATGCCCTCTCCGACTCCAAGGGTTTCGAGACCGCCCTTGAGAACGCCGTCGCCAGGTTCCCCGGCGTGGTATACCTCACCCAGGACGAGCTCGCCAACGGCGTCAAGACGGCTCTCGAGGCCGTCGGCGACAGCAACTTCGACGACGAGGCATGCGCCTTCATCGCCGAGGGGCTCCTCCGAACGGCGCACGACTCGTTCGCCGACAGGATCGCCAAGATCGTCAAGCTGGCCGGCGGGAAGCTCAACGAGCAGGCCGCCGACCCGTACGCCGAGTTCCGCAACATAGCAGACCAGTTCTACGCCACGCTCGACGAACAGGCCGAACTTGAGATGCAGGCGTTCGTCGACGTGTACGAGTCGCTCCGCCAGGTCCACGAGCTCGCCAAAGAGGAGAAAAACGAGGACGTGGCCAACGAGACGGCCGCCCACCTCGACGCCCTCCTCCCGATCGTGTCAGGCAAGACCGGACTCGACCTCGAGGTGCTCGGCGAGGCCGCCGAGTGGCTCTACGACGTCGTGGAGGCCACGCAGCCAGAGGAGTGGAAGGTGTCCGAGCCGGTCGTGAGCGCCATGGGCGACCACCCCGAGCTCGCCAAGAAGGGCCGCCACTCGCAGTCGCCGGCTGACATGGAGGGGTCTACACCCGACGCCCACCACACCAGCGACGGCAAGGACTACAAGGGCGCCGCCGCAAGCGAACTGGCCAACGACGGCTGGAGCAACATGGGCGGCGACGGCGTCTACCCCGAGATCGACAACCCCTACGTCCCCAAGGCCGAAGTGCCGAAGATCGTGGGCGATAAGGACGTCGACTCCGACAGCGGGCAGCTCGCCCACTGGGGGGACAACGACACATGGCCGAACCTGCAGAACCCCTATTCAAAGGCCTCGGTGACCCCGAAGTCCGTCAAGGAGTGATATGAAGCTACTTCTGGAGCACGAACTGACCCCGGGATCGGTGTTCGAGAACAGGCTCATCCTGGGCGGGGGCGCCGTCCTCAACGAGATGGACCTGCACGAGGCCACCGGGGCCGGCGGACTCGTCAAGTTCCGCGGCAAGTTCCAGGAGGCCGACGCGGTCAACAAGAACAAGAGAACCTACCCGTTCAACATCCTCAACGACAACGTGAAGGGACTCCAAGAGACCATCAAGAACGGCGGGCTGATCGGCGAACTCGACCACCCCACCGACTCGATCGTCCACTTCGCAAACGCCAGCCACAAGATCACCAGACTCTGGTGGGAGGGCAAGACCCTCATGGGCGAGGGCGTCATTCTGAACACACCCCACGGCAAGATTCTCAAGGCGCTCATCAACGACGGCGTCAGGGTTGGCATCTCCAGCCGCGGGGTGGGCAACGGTAAGGTCAACGAGGAAGGCATCCTCGTCATCGGCGAGAGCTACAAGCTCATCACCTTCGACGCGGTCGCCGACCCCAGCACCAGCCAGGCGTTCCAGGAGAAAGTAGTCTCCAAGGAGAGCGTGGTCCACGCGGCTGCCCCGGAGGAAGCGCGCGTGTCAGTGAAAAATGAAGCCAGCGGCATACATACCCTGAACAAGGACATAGTTCTTGCCGCCCTCGGCGGAATCATCCAGAAACAGGCCAAAGCCATAAAGAGAGGTTGAATCACATGGAAAAGATTGTTGAAGCTTTGACTAAGCTGCTCCCCGAGGACGCGGTCGCCGAGGTGACTGAGGCTGTCAAGAACGAACTCGAGACCGCCAAGCAGGCCCTCGAGACCGAGTACACCACCAAGCTCGAAGAGGCCTACGCGGAACTCTCCGACGAGCTCAAGGGCGCCGAAGAGACCGCCATCAAGGGCTACAAGGAGGCGTACGCCATCATCACCGACCTGCGCGCCAGGCTTGAGACCCAGCAGAAGGAGTTCGAGGCCAGCATGGAGGAAGGTTACGAAGAGGCCTACCAAATGCTCCAGGCCGAGAAGAGCAAGAACGAGAACCTGGAAGTCGAGATGTACGACACCTTCGACAAGAAGCTCCAGGAGATGAAGGAGTACATGGTCGACAAGGTCGACCAGTTCCTCCAGTACAAGGGCTCGGAGATCTACGAGAGCGCCCGCAAGGAGCTCGAGGGCGACCCGCGCACCAACGAACACAAGGTCGCCCTCGACAAGATCGTCGAGGCAGTGGCCAGCTACATCGGAGAGGAAGGCGTCGCGGCGACCGACTCGGCCAAGGCCGACGAGCTCGCCCGCAAGGTCGAGGAGATCAAGGCCCAGGTCAAGATCCTCGAGGCCCGCAACATACGCCTCAGCTCCGAGAACACCAAGCTTACCGAGGCAGTCCGCGAGACCCAGAAGGTCATCACGGAAAGCGCCAAAGCCGAGAAGAAAGAAAGAACCGAAAGAGCGAAGAATGTGCAGGGGAGAGGACGTGCCGTCAGCGAGGCGGAGGTCGTCGCCGAATGGACCGGAGACAAGACCGCCAAGCCCGAGAAGGGCAACGCCGACAACACCCTGGTCGAGAGCATCGACCCGGACCTGCTTCGTCAAATGCAGGTTCTAGCCGGGACGAAGAAGGAAGACTAAGGGAAACCATTTCTAGTTAAACCAAGGAGAATTACCAAATGCAAGCTAATGCAAAGTTCCTGAATGAAGCAAGGGAGCTGGAATCTCGTTGGGCGCAGACAGGTTTGCTAGAGAACATCACAGACAAGTACACACGTTCTTGCACTGCCGTTCTCCTCGAAAACCAGCGCCTCATCAACGAGTCCAGCACCGACTCGGGCGACGTCGCCCAGTTCAAGAGGATCTCGATTCCGCTCGTGCGCAGAATCTATCCGCAGCTGATCGCCAACAAGGTCGTCTCGGTCCAGCCGTTGCTCGGCCCGACCGGCCTCGTGTACTACCTCCGCTTTCGCTACGGTAGCAACAAGGGTTCGGTACGCGGAGCCACCAAGAGCGGCTTCCCGACCGACGACGTCAACTCGCTCCAGCAGCTCGCCTCCGGCGACGCCAACCTGAGCGTGTACTACTCGCACCAGTTCGTCGAGAACGAGTCGAGCGCGACCGACGCGGGCGGCACCAGCACGTCCCACGTCCTCGAGCACACGCCCGTCCTCGCCGGCACCGTGACAGGTACCGTCTATGACGGCACCGTCGCCGTCCAGACCTTCGTGGTCTCGGAAAGCGGCTCGTTCACGTTCAACGACATCGGCACCCCCGCCAACAAGGTCACCGGCGCAACGCTGAACCTGACCACCGGCGAGATGGCCCTGACGTGGAACAACGACCCGGGCGCCAACCGTGTTGTCGTCTCGTACGAGTACAACATGGAATGCAACCAGGACCTCCCCGAAATCAACCTCGTGGTTGAGAGCGAGGAGATCGCGGCCAAGACCCGCAAGCTGAAGGCCGTCTGGAGCTACGAAGCCCAGCAGGACCTCCGCTCGCAGCACAACCTCGACGCCGAGGCTGAGCTTACCGCCGTCCTGGCCCAGGAGATCAATCTCGAGATCGACCGTGAGGTTCTCTCGGACCTGCGCAACAACGCCGGCACCGTGGCCTCGTGGGACTTCAACACCGCCCTTGGTGACACCATCAAGGAAAAGTACGAGTCCCTCTACGTCAAGGTCGTCGAGGTCAGCAACGTGGTGCATCGCAAGACGCTCCGCGGCGGCTGCAACTGGCTCGTGACCAGCCCCGAAGTCGCCTCGATCTTCGAGACGGCCACCGCTGGCTTCGCCCCGGCTCCGTCGGAAGGCTTCACCTCGTCGCTCGGCATCCAGTATGTCGGCACCGTGAACAACCGCTGGAGGCTCTACAAGGATCCGCTGTTCCCGACGGGACAGATCCTCATGGGCTATAAGGGCGACTCGTACATGGACAGTGGTTACTTCTACTGCCCGTACGTGCCACTCACCCAGACGCCAGTCGTACTCGATCCCGAGTCCTTCTGCCCGCGTAAGGGAATTTTAACAAGGTACGGGAAGAAGCTTCTGAGAGAAGGCGCCAAATTCTACGCCCGCCTCTCGATAGCCAATTTCGTGATTTAGGCAAAACCCCTTGTTTTCAAGGGTTTTTCGAACAAGAACCCTCCGGTCGCAAGACCGGGGGGTTTTTTGTTGTACTCACGCGAACTTTGCTCCAAAAGACTGTTTCGTGATTGTGGCAAAATATTGTTTCGGGAATTCTTGGGATTTGGTACTATGATAGGGAGGAGGAAAAATCATGTACCAAGTCAAATGTCCCGAGTGCGGTAACCAAAGGTCTGTGCAAGCGAGGAAGCCCTGGATGACGGGGGAGCCTCCCTTCCAGAAGGTTTGCAAGGCGTGCTGCCAGAAAGGAAGGGAGTCAACCAAGGAGTATCGCCTGAAGATTTCGAAGACCCTGCGAACTTCCCACTCCATGGGCGAAAAGGCGATCGGACTTAAGGAGTTTGAATCGGCCTATGCCGATTTTCTGTCCACAGAACGGATTACTATCAAGTGCGGGATAGAGGGGTGCGACGGCGAGGAGACGCTCCGCAAGGACTCCGCCGCTCTGAACATCAAAAAGTACGGCTTGTTCAAGTGCAGAACCTGCTGCTACACGGAAGAAGGCAGGCGGAGAATCGGCGAAGCCAACTCCTACAAGCGCTCCCCCGAGACCTGCCAGAAGATGGCGGAAGCCAAGAAGGCCCTCTACGAAACAGAGAAGGGCAAAGAACTCAAGAAGAAGCTTTCGGTCGTGGCCGCGGAGAACCACTCCACCCACAAGTACGATAGGGCCAAGAGGAGGGGCGTGTTCGAGTCCCAGAAGACCGGCAGGAAGCTCTCCTACGACTCCTCCTACGAACTGCTCCTGTGCTGGATGCTGGACTCGAACACGCCCC